ATGCTGTACGCCAGGCCGACACAGGTGTCTGGGCATAATATGCAGTGCCCGACAGTATAGGTACAACCTCGTGCGCTTGCTCTAATGTAAAGTCCAAAGCTGTGCCAGTTGTTGCCAACACCAATTTCTTGTTGTAAGCAACCATGGCTTGGTGACCGTATTCTAAGCCAGTGACAGGATTCTTTGCGTTAAAAATATAATGTTTGGGGGCCTGCAAGCGATCAGGTTGCCAGTTCCAATCAAATTGATCGTTAACAAATAACTTTGCTGGCACAAAAAAATAAAACGGAGTCTGGCACACAGCGGCTGCGGCATGTTGAGACTGTACCCGCCCTTGTATGCCGTTGATACGATGCAATTGACTATGTTGTGGAACTACCTGCTTTAACCGTTCCCAGTTGTGGTCAGCATTGTCTTCGCCGTTACTTAAAAATACAATATCCAAGGGCAATTCTTGGATCAGATGTTTTTGTGTTTTGTTAATGTAAGGATAATCATAGACCTGATTCTTAATGTGCAATTGTGCCTCTCTTGGCACAATCACAGCTGACGCCCCTGCTGCCAAGGGCACTACTGTTTTAGTTTTGGTTTGCCATAATGGCACACATGGTGTTTGATTAATTTCAACATTGCAATTGGTGTAAATGGCCAATGGTGCAGATTGTTGGGAGTTTTTTATTGTATCTACATGGCAATCATCATTGTGAGAGATTACAGGCAACGGTCGACGAGTAACTGTTGTGGCAACAAAGTTTATGTCATACCATTCAAGCAGCTCATACTGATTAATACGAGTTGTAAATGTCGGAACATGCATGAAAAAGGTATCGCCAAATTTTTCACCATCGCTGGCAAACACATGCAGCATGCCAGCTTGCCACTGTTCAGGATGCCAACTAAAGTCAAACTTGGTGTAATCACATACACTACTGCAAATCCAGATCCATTCATAATTTCTGGCAGCATTCTTGGCAATCCTTTTTAGTGTATCCTGATAGTTATCAAAGTATCGTACAGTCTGTGTCACTGGTAGTTGTTGGGATATTTCTATTGAAGTCGCAACTGCGTTGCCATCTAGATGATCAATAATATACATACCAGCAGTTGATTTAGTAACATTTGCATGTATTTGATCGACAAATTTGATTTGATTAGAGCCTGGAGTACTGTACCGTGGGCCACCAGTTCGTTGATGTTGCGTGCCAAATTGGTAAACAAACGGTGGATCTGTGGGATCTGGATGCCAGCTGAAATCAAAGCTTTGCTCTAGTTCAGTATCGGTAGTCCAATTACACTGCGACGTTAATCTAGTTATAGTCGGTGCTGTATGATAGTTGGTATCACTGTATCCTTGTTTGGGGATTAGATAAGTGCCAGAATCTTTTTGCCACTGGCTTGGCCAGGCATGCCGTTGATGAGCTTGCCACGGAGTTGGTTCCCAAAGCCAATCCCACCCTGTGTAGTCCGCTAAGTATGTCACAATCCAACAAAATCTAGTACGACTTAACTGTGTTGCATGTTCAATAGACTCGCACTGTTTCTCATGTGAGAACAAGCCCGGTTTAGTCCCTGTATAAAAAACATCAAACATGATTCGAATCGACGAAATCTATAATAACACACTTTGGCCGTACATTCGTAAAAATGTGCCAACAACCAGGATGTTTTTTTGTGATCCGCCCGGGAGAACAGATATTGATAGTTTGTTTAATTTTGGGCATAACAATGTCGAACATAATTATATTTTGTTCCACGATCAAGAACCTATCCACTTAGACATACATCAACCAATGTTTGATGCGGTAGTTGATCGTAATCGAGATATTCACAATGTGGTACAAGCAGGCATAGTGACCAGTGAGTATAACAGTGAGTTTGTTGAGCAAGTATGTAGTCAATTTAACTGGCAGCATTATTATTATTTCTATCATGGGTGGGCCGCATTAGATTGGTATCGAGGATACAATCAAACCTGGCTTGTACTACCGCCCGAACAGCGAACAATAACACGTAGCTTTATTTCTCCCAATCGGATTGTAGGCGGCAAGCGAGATCATCGAGTGCTGCTGCTGTATCACCTGTTCCGTAATCAAGTCAAAAATGCCTGGATCAGCTGCCCACGAGTGTGCCCTGCCGAAAATATCACCATCGATGATATTGCTGCAAAATTTAATGCCAGGTATCCTGACATAAGCACAGTGTTTGAACAAGCACCAATACCCATGAACTTTCCCGGCGAGACTGATCATCCCATGCATAGCTGTTGGTTAAGCTTGTTTGATGAGTGTGCAGAGAGCCTGGCGTATGTGGTAACTGAAACTGTGTTCCAAGGTCGTAGACAGCACTTGACAGAAAAGACTTTTAAGCCCATATGTTTACAAATGCCATTTGTACTGGCTAGTGCTGCCGGCAGCCTTGAGTACTTGAGGAGTTACGGATTCCGTACGTTCGGTGACCTATGGGACGAGAGTTACGATGCAGAAACAGATGACTTTGTTCGTTTGGAAAAAATAGGACTGTTGCTTAAAGACCTAGATAATCTCAGTAAGAGAGAACTCAATCAATTGTACCGGGCTGCTATGCCTGCAGTAGAACATAACTATAAACATTTCTATGGAGGCACGTTTGAAGCTATATTATGGAACGAGCTTCAACGCATGTTAACGCAAATTAAAAATGATTTTCGAATTTGATCAACACATCCAGGGTCGCCCTTATCCCAACCTGGCTCGGCATCAAGCTGTACCATACACGCCAGAGTGGCGACAGTTCAGTAGTCACTGGCCCTGGGTCGAGCCTGCGATGCTGCCAGATTACTTGTGCCAAGCAGGGATTGACACGACCAGTGGAACTCGTTGTTACGTGGTAGCTGTAGGTTGGTTTGATTTTAATATAAAATGGTTTAATTTAATACCTGAAGTTCGACTCAATGACATGCGCCTGGGTAAATTAAAACTGATGTTTTATTACAGCGAAGGTGATAATCCTGAACGTATTCGCAACTATCTTCTAGCACAGTGTCTTGCGGCAAGAGTGCCCGAATCTCAATTAATACTAGTAAGTGCAAATTCTGCTGCTGCCCTGTTGCCCAACTCAGCATGGTTTCCCGACGACGAATTACTGTACGCAAAAAGAAATCACCATGTCGAGCCTGTCTCTTACCACGAGCGGGCCCGTAATAAACTGTTTACTGCACTGGTACGCACACACAAGTTTTGGCGTGCAACCACCATGGCCGAACTATGGCGCCGTGGATGGCATGAACATGCTTACTTCTCTTACAATACACGCTTGTCAGTGGAGGAGAGTCCGGCAGATAATCCAATTGAGATTTATAAATTTGATGGTCTTAATGTCAACATGTTTGATTTCTTACGGCATCAATTCAAAGCCGACACCCAGACGTCAGATCAACATAATGACCACCAGTTAATTGTGCCCGAGCACTACAGCAACAGTTACTTGAACGTGATTCTTGAAACACACATGGATGCAGATCAAAGTAATGGCGTATTCTTAACAGAAAAGACATTCAAGCCCATTAAACATGCACAACCATTTGTTATTTTTGGCGCTGCCCATAGCCTGGCGCGGCTGCGGGACCTGGGGTACCGAACATTTGACCACGTGTTAGACAACCGTTACGATAGCATAGAAAACACCACTGATAGATGGCACTGCTTGATCACCATGCTGCACACAATGTTCAGAGGCGGTGCACCACACATGCATCAGTTGTACTGCGCGTGCCGAGCGGATATACTGCACAATCAACAGCATTTTTTAGCCCCGCGCCGGGACCGTTTAAATAATCTACTTAGGAAAATCAATTGCGAGTAAACTCATACACCAGCTGGCAACCACTTGAAGAAGTCATTGTTGGCCAAACATATACCCCGGACTATTTTGACTTTATCGATGACCCGCAAGTTAAAAATCAACTGCAACAAATTCTTGCCGAAACTCAAGAAGATCTCGATAATCTTTCTAAAACAATCACACAATACGGTGCTGTGGTACAGCGCCCAGATTTGCCCGATAAAGACGATTTTCAACGTTGGCAAATCAGCGGGAACGGCGCGCCGCTTCCTCCTCTTACCCCAAGAGACTGGCAAATTACCCTGGGCCAGAAGTTATTGCGAGTGTTGCCCATGCCTGAATTAGATCGTATTTGTGCCGAATACGGAGATTCTGTAATCAATCCACATGGCTCTGCCTGGGATGCCAACTGCATTTTAAATGGGGCCAGCGCCAGTTGCATTGTGCGTGTCGGGAAAGATGTATTTTTTGACAATAGTGAGTTTCTTCGGCCTGATCAGACACGCTGGATTATTGACAACTGCCTGGGATCTGATTATCGTATACACGAAGCGATCACCGACGGTCACGGCGATGCGGTATTTGCCATTCTGAAACCAGGTGTTATTTTAAGCAGTAAACATGATGTAAATTTAAATCTTGCTCAAGACTTTCCTGGATGGGAAGTATTAAAAATTTGGGATAGCAGCATTTGGGCTGCAATGGAAGTGGGTAAATTCAAATATGAGCATTCACCCGGTGCTTGGTATGTACAAGGCCAAACACCCACTCCTGAGTTCACAGACTTTGTTAATACCTACTTGACCAAATGGACTGGGTTTGTTGCCGAAACAGTATTTGATGTCAACTGTTTGGTACTAGATGAATCGCACGTGATCTTTAGTGCGTATAATAAAGAAGTATTTGCATTTTGCCAGAAACACAAGATTGAACCTATCATATGCGACTTGCGTCATAGTTATTTTTGGGATGGCGGAATATCATGCTGTACTCAAGATATTCGCCGCAGCGGCGGCCTAGAATCTTATCTATGACAAATCGTGCGTTGATCTTGGGGTGTAGCCACGCAGCCGGCGCCGAGATGTACAAAGATCCCAGAATCATCATTGAACATCCACAGTCATTTGGTTATCTTAACAGTTACCCAGTGCTGATCGCCAAACAACTAGGATATATCCCTTTAAACTATGCAATCGGCGGAGGCAGCAATGATGCCATGTTTAGAATATTTTGCGAGCAATTAGAATATTTAACATCAGATGATATTGTCATTGCTTGCTGGACTGGCATTGATAGAACTGAAATTTGGCACGAGCTTGATCAATGTTGGTTGCCGCTAAGTGTGGGACAACACAATTTTAATCCAATTAAATCTAGCACTTATGCACTGTCTGGGGAAAATTACGGAGGAGAAATTTCGTGCTTGGATGAATATAAACAGTATTGCCAGCAATGGGGCAAGTATCATATTAATTCAAAATCAAGCAAACTAAACAAACTAAAAAATATAACAGCATTAAATGATCTAGCCCGGGCTCGATCAATTATAGTTATTAATGTTGATAGCTTTTATCCCATTGACAATAATAGTAAATGGGCATTTGATGAAACATTTTGTGGCTGGGCCGATCGTAATAATTGCCACCGAACAGACTGGGGGCACTATTTTTTAGATACCCATCAACGATTTGCCAATTTGGTTGTAGCTAACTACACACCTTAACACTGTACTGTTGTTCAAAGCGGTCTGCGTCAGCACGATCATTAACAACAGGCTCGCCCCGAATGTTAAGGCTAGTGTTAAGCAGCATGGGGCAACCTGTTAACATGTGCCAGTCTTCAAGCAACTGTCTAATACCGGATCCGTCTGCCGGCACAGTTTGCACCCGTGCAGTGTTGTCCACATGGCAAATGGCCGGGAACAGCGCCGGATGTCGACATGGGGCAACAATCTGCATGTAGTGACTAGACTGCCAGTTGTGCGGCATATCAAAGTGTGTACCGGCGAACTCGGCTAACACAACAGGAGCAAACGGACGGAACTGTTGCCTGCGCTTAATCAAGTTGACACGGTCCCGGATGTCTGGACCACGTGGGTCAGCTAGTAAGCTACGGTTGCCCAAGGCACGCGGCCCAAACTCGGCTCGGCCACTGGCTACTCCCACAATCTTGTTGGCCAGTAGTTCATCAATCACTGCTTGTACCGGGTAAGCGCCTGGGATCCGGTGCCCAAGGAACGCTGTTTTCCAACTCAGCCTACGTCCGTATGCCAATGCTGCTGCACCCAGGCTGCTGCCGGCATCACCTGGGTTGGGCATGATCCAGATGTGATCAAACACGTTACCCAGTTTACTGTTGGCAACACAGTTCAACGCTACCCCGCCCATGTACACTAAGTTTCTCTCTCCTGTGAGTGCACGGGCATGCCGCATGATGTTCAGGACCAAGGATTCAGTCAATGTCTGTGCTGCTGCTGCAATATCTTCTTTGCACAGAAATGGCAGCTCATACGGATCTAATCCTATGTGTAGATTCTTTTTAAAGCGGGCAGTTTTAATATCATCAATGAAATGATCTCGCATCCAAGCTGCACCCAGGTCAGACCCATATGCAGCCATGCCCATGGTGATGTATTCTTCTTCCATGGGCTTCAAGTCCACGGCCCGAGTAATGGCCGAATAGAAAAGACCAATACTGTGCGGATAACCTTGTCGCCATAACAATTGATACTGTGCGCAGCCATCTTCTGCGGAATAACCTGCACGGTAAATGCTTATAGTGTCAAGCTCACCTATTGCATCAATTACCACAACGGCCGCAGTTTCAAATGGACTGGTCTGGAAACCTGCAGCAGCATGACTCAAATGGTGGCCGGCACAGGTAACACCGGCGGACTCTGGATACCAGTGGCCCATGTGTTGCTTTAACGCAGTTCGCAAACGCCAGGGTCCATACCGGTGCTGCCCGCTGCGCCACTGTTGTATGTTATGCATCCAAGGGCGCTCGTAGTACGCTACAGTAGACCAGTCCCATTGAGCAGCATCCTGTAACAGGTCAGTATGCAGGCTGTTATCGTTTTTCTTTTTACTGTATCGCTCGCTATGCCCAGCAAACATGATCTCGCCGTCGCTGCGTACCACAGCAGCAGCAGCGTCGTGATAGCCAGCACTAACACCGAGAATGTGTTTCATTTATAAATGAACGGGTCCCGCTTGCGCAGCTCTTTGAGTTTTTTACGGTAACGAATTTCTAATCTGATCTTGGCAATTAAATTCCGAATCCAGTTCATGTACGATATCCTTGTTGAATAATTTGTATCTGTCGTTGACTATAATTACTATCACTCCAGCAGTAATCATAAACTGCGTGTTGGTCGCTAGTTTTAATACTCCAAACATCCAGATACTTTATTAATTTATCCCATACAAGTTGGTAGTCAACAGAACCAAATGTTCGAGCTAGATCAACTTGTGCTACCCTGGGATGTCCAATTGTTAAACCGGGATCCTCTGGATCAAATTGATTGTCCCTGAGCCATTGTCTAAAGCTGTCTAAACGTTGTTTCTGCCAGATAAATTCACTTGGGTCTCGCGCCCACTCAATATCAAAATCACCAGCTGCTTCAGATTGCGGGCGCATTGCTGTCGTCACCAAGTGTTCAATTCCCACGCCCTCATCATTGAACACTTCCCAGTGACTCTTGCCAATGGCCTTGTTGATGCCCACAGTAACACTGCCCAATGGGCGATTTAACTGCTCAATACCAAATAAAGAATAATCATCAACCTCAAGTTGAAATCTCGGTGCATGCAGCCAACACATTAATTGACTTCGTCGTGACCACTCGGGCGCTTCTAATTGTTTACGATAACTCAGTGCCCAGCTTTCAAACTCATGACATAGCAAATTAAGTTGTCTAATATGCCAGCGCACTGCTGGGGTAGCTTGATTAAAATATGTGCTCATGCGGCCACTGACTCCTTGAAGATCTTCAAAGTATCGATGTAGCCAATTTAGTCGACTGTGTATAATATTACGTCCCATTGGATGGTCAGGGTCTGCCTCAAGATCATCACTGATAGTATTGTCCATTGAGAAATGATCATTGATGGTATATCCCAGGTTAGCCAGGTTGATAGCAGCAATTGATTTGTTTACTTGATCTAGAATATATACACCGTTGCGTTGATGCTCAACAAATCCAAAAAAACAATAATTCTTTTCAAGATGATAGTTATTTTGCAAAAGTAAATTTAACGAAGTTAACCATTTTCTCGACAAGGAGCTGTCGTGCACATCAATGTATATCGAAAAAAGACTATTGTCGTTACGATTTCTCAGTTTAATTTCAATCTGATCTAATACTGTTCCACCACTCATATATTTCTTTGTCCTGTTGTAGTATATCTAGCATTGTGTAGGTGTCGTTGCGAATTTCTTCAAGCTTTAGAATTCTACGCTTGCCTTTGATCAGGCCTGCTTGCCACGTGTCAGGCCATTGTTGTTCAAACGTGGGGCGGTTCTTTAACTGTAGCAGCACATCACGCAGGGCACCCTCGGGTAGCTGTGCTGCCAGCAGGTCCACTCGCTGGTCCAGAAGTTCCCTGGGCAATGCCAGTGGACTCAGTACTATGTCTGGACTGAAGCTGAACACTACCTTGGCCAGCACTCCTACCCCATACTCCTGTGCCAGTCGCTGTATGTTCTCTACTTCAAACAGGCCCGGCAGTGTTAGTGTAAAGTCTATACGCATTTGCCTTGGATGACGTTGCTGTTCTACACCACGTGCAAAGTTATCCCGCCACTGAGAATACTTTAGCCCTGTACGGATGTACTCCCCTGTGGCTCCGGTACCATCCAGGCTAGCACAGATTTGCCAATCGCGTATGTTATCAAGTATATCTCGATAAAGATTATTGCCTCTGTAATCTACCCTGCTGAGGTTGGTGTTGTATCTAGCGTAAACACCGGGTCCATCTCCTAGTTCAATAATTCTGCGCATGTAGCGCCAGTGCTGCTCGTACATCAAGGGCTCGCCACCGACCCAGTATATTTCCTCTACCCGGTGCTGCTCAACTGCTTGTGAGAACTCAGACTCTACCTGCTGGTCTTGGAACTGTGTAATCTCTTTACGTACAGCAGGCAGCATCCAGTTGTTCCGGGCATTGCCCCAGTCAATCATGTTGTGTTGTTGCTGCTCTGACTCCCACTGGCTGCTTAACATGTCACCGCACATGCGACATTTGAAGTTGCACAGGTTACTGAAACGGTAGTCCCAACTTACAGGTTGCATTGTGGTGTAACCAGCGGCATCTGTACTGCTGGCCACCTCATCGTATTTGTGCTTGAACAAGTGCCAAAAGTAACTGCGGTACACATCTGTATTCAGCAGCTGATCATTACAGACTTCGCACTCGGGCAAGATCTCCCCGGCTAGCATTCTACGCCGTACACCGCGCATGTGCTCTCCATTCCAGTGCTGCTCCAAGGTGATGGGAATATAGCGCCCGGTTCCTGCTGCTGTGTCAATGTACTGTTGGAAGTTCTGCGCAGGCTCCCGGCTAGCACAGCACATGCGACGTTCAGTTTGCGGGCTTAGATAAGTGTGCGTCCAGGGCGCCAGGCACAAGGTGTCAGGTTTATTGATGTGGGCCATAGTAGCCTATAGCTGTTGCTAGTTCTGGGTGGTTGGTACGCAGGTCCTGTTTGCGCTTCCAGTCTAGGTCCTCGACTTTCATGCGCAACACGTCACCATCTAGGCTTACGCCGCGCTGCATAAACTCAATAATGTTGTCGAACTCTAGCCTGTTACGATCGGATACTTGTGCTGTTTGTAGTCGCTGGGCAATAGTGTCCTTGGCTGCTTGAGGCAAGGTCGAGATACTAAAGTAGTAGGCTTCGTGCATCATGTTCCAGTATACAAAATCAAATGCCTGTTGGTCAATCCAGTTGGCCACCGCTTCAAGGTACGCTACATTAAACACATTAACTGTGGTGCATACTTGCAGCTGAATATTAGTGTAACTGCTGCGGAGTTCCCGGAAACGTTGTATGTTTGCCTGCACCTCGTCCCAGACAGCATTGGTGCGTTGGTATTCAAAACGTGCTCCCAGATCATCAATACTAAGTGCAATCTCCACAGTCTTGAAATGTCGCCAAATCGCCGGGCCTCTTTCTGGGAAGTTGGTTCCATTTGTGTTGTAATGTATCTCAACTTGGTGGGCAATTCCCAGATCCACTATGCCTTGCAACATGTCAAAATGCTGCTGGATCATGAATGGCTCTCCGCCTGTAAATTCAATATAACGTATTTGATCTAGTACACGGTCAATCTCGCCCCAGAACTGCTCATTCTCCTGTGGCCAGGCGCCGGCGCGCAGCATCTGATAGTGAAAGCTGATTTTCTTTTCTGTTGGGCCCAAGTATTGAAGTTCCTCGACAGCAAAAGTACTCGAGCTCCAAGAGCCACAAATGCGGCATTTGAGATTGCAGATGTTGCCCAGTTTAAGATCTAGAAACACCAAGGGCCGTGCAGCCGCAGTCCACTCAGCATCCGGTATCATGTGCTTGAGACGATTTAGCGTGTGCATACGCTTGCTGGTACGACCCGAGCGTTCCTCATTCCAACACTTGCGGCACGTTGCAGGCTGTTTTTCATCTAAAAAGTCCTGCCGCAGTCGTTGCATGTATTGGCTGGACTGTACAACAGAGAGATCTGCGGTAGCAAGATCAAACTTTGCGCCCGAATCATCTACAATCTCTTCCTCTGCTAGGCAGCAAGGACGTACAGTACCGATAGGACTAGCTTCTAAGCTGACCCAAGGCAGGACGCAAAACTTATCGTGTGGTATTTTCATTGTAGTGCTTCTAACTCAGGCATCACAGCAAGCATGCTTTCATTTCGGATTCCATCTAATTGGTTTGTCTTTTTCCAGAACTTAGGCAGCAGGCGACTGTTGTCTGTGGCCATCATAAAGTTAATAGCACTTTCGAACCCCACAGTGGCGCGGTTGAGAGGATCCTGCGGCCGCAGCCATTCAATGTGATCTTGGAAACGACGCTTTAATCTTTCTTTAAAAGCAGCAGGTGCAATATCGATTCGATAATACTCGGGATCTTGCAATATGTTTACGTTAAGATCCTGTGCACGAATCAATCCCTGCTCAACCCACTCTCTATGGAACAAGGGCAAGTGCCAAGCATTCATTATGCTTAGTGTGGGACTAATGTAAAAGTCTACCTTGGGGCAAATCTCTTGCATTAGTCTACGGTTCTCCTCTACCTGTGCCCACAGCGTGCCTTTACGAATGTATTCGGCGCGTGGGCCCATTGCATCCAAGCTTGCACCCACAGCCACACTGTCAAACTTGCGCCAGTAATCAAACACAAGTCTATTCTTTAACCGCACTTCGGTAAAGTTGGTGTTGTAGATCAAGCGAACATCAAAACGTCCTCGACGTTCTAGTTCTTCAAGAATCTTGTAATGCTCGTCCATGAGCAAGGGTTCGCCACCTGCAAAGTAAATCTGCTCTACGTAGTCTAAGTGCGGTTCTAACTGCGCCCACATATCAGTGGGCGTACGGCCTGCGATGTTCAGTACTGTGTTATGCTTTTTCCAGTCACCTCCAGCTAGTTTAGCTTGATCCTGGTACCACTGGCTAGAGAAGATGTGCCCGCAACTACGACAACGTAGGTTACACAGGTTGCTGAATCGAATGTCCCAGTAGGTCATTTCGAACTCATCAAACTGTCCGTTCTCTTGTGTGCGACTCACACGGTTAATATGATGTCCGTGATGCTTGTTGGCACTGCGGCGGCCACTAAAGAAACCGGACTCTTCTTGTTCATAGCATCTGGTGCAGGCGGCACTGGCAGTTTCTGCCAGCATGTTCTGCCGCAGCTGACGTTGTGGGTCGCTGTTCCATATTTCCCGCAAGGCGGTTGTGCGACAGTTACCAATTGCTCCAACTCCCATTTCGGCATGGCAACAGGGATATGCCTCCCCGGTGGGGTAAGCATGCAAGTGGATCCAGGGGTAGATGCAGAATGTCTTGCTGTCTTTGAGTAGAAATTCTTCACGCGGGGTTAGAGCAACATCTCGTATCAAGTCACTGCTGTTGTATTTGTATGCCATCGTACCATTCTTTTAATCCAGGGAAGGTTGCCCCAAAATCTTTACCACGACGTTGATCGTATTGTGTATAAAACTGCTTGAAGTCATTTAACAGTTTAGGGCTATCAAATGCCTCACTGTGCGGTGTTTCTACAACCTCTAAGTAATCAATCAGTCGCTGTACTTGATTGATCTCGTGCTCGTGCAGCCAGGGGTTGTTGCGGTGACGATACATCCAGTCCTGTAGCCGAACACGGTAACGATGACGCAGCTCCCGGCTCAACACTAAAGGGCTTTGAAAACTAGGGAAGCGTAGTATGTTCACGCTAAAGTTCACTCGTCCGCGTCCGTATATCTGCTTGAACTCCATCAGCTGGTGCAGCAGGTCGGTAAAGCTGTCTAGGCACAGTGCATTAATAGTGCACATGACATGCACAGCCTTGACAGTGTTGGAGTCTAACAAGGTACACACATTCTCGAACCACTCCTGATACGTCAAGCCATCACGAATGTATTCGGCCTGTGCGCCCACAGCTTCCATGCTGGTGTACAACTCCACGTGTGGCAAGGGGCGGATGGCGTCGATAAAATCTTTCACCTTGGCCAGCGGGAACCCTAGGTTGCTGTTGATTGCTAGCTTGGTAACAGACTTGCCCTGATTCTCTTTGAACCATTCAATCAGCTTCCAGGTGTAGCCAGACATCAAGGGCTCGCCCCCTGTGATCCTTAGTTCTTGCAGGGTGGCGTGCAGGTCTGTTTCCCACCACTTGAAGAACGCATCCACGTACGGATTGGCTTGATTAAACGTGTAAAGTTGAGCACCGTCGTGAGTATGAGTAAAGTGGTTACGCCCATCAGACACCAGCCCGGTATAAGGGCCATGCTTTTTAATGTCATTAACCCAGGTACTACTGAAAGCAGGGTTACAATAACTACAAGCGAACTGACAAGTTCGATCAAATGCAATCTCCAGAGTTTTGAGGTTAACGTCTTCGGTATATGGGATGGCAGTAGCAGCATGTAGATCCTTTATTGGATAGATTTTTGATTTGTACACACGGTCGCTGACAGCATCACGGCCCATGTCTTCAATCTTCCAGCAGTACTCACACCCAGCCGGGCGTTCTCCTGCTAGCATTTTTTTGCGATCGTCTTTTTTCTGGGGTGTGTTGTGCAAGGCACTGGGACGAGCAGTGACTTCAGCCTGGCTTACTCCATGAGCCGGCGGATGGTGGCAACTGGTTGTTTGTCCGCTGCCTAACCATATGGTGGCATTGTACCACTTGGCTGCACAGAAACTGCTACTAATGGGGTCCAGGACCGTTTGGCGGAATTCAAAATCATTCATGTTGTATAAGTCGGCTATTTAAATCCCAGGATTTCCAAAGATGAGAAACTTGGTCTAGGTTAATTTGTATCCGGAGCTGCTGGGTTAGTTGTGTCAAGGCAGCTAGATAAGTGTCTAATTGTAGCATGTCTTCCCACCATATTTCAAGTCTATTAGGTATGGCTGTTAGTAATCGTTGATAGCTGGCAAGTTCCCAGGAATAAATTTGATCATGATGTTTTAGATCAGGTCTTTTTATTTTAGCAAATTGCACTATTTGATCCAGTGACTTGGCATGGTATCTTATAAAAATAACGTGTGGCCAGACATCAACTGACTCCCATAACACCTGCTTTCGAGTTTCATTTTCAAATGCACAAGGATGAAATTGATCTATTAGATCAAGATCGGACTGCTCGTAGTTTACAAAATCATTCTTGCCGGCGCGATACCAAATGTTCAGGGCAGTCTCGGTATGTGTCCAGTCTAGAACATTCCAATTATTGTACAGTTGCAATCGCTGTTCAGAACTAATTTGATAAGTTGGTTGGCTTTCTGCTAGAGATTCGGGTAAGATTGCTACTGTTTGTTCACTAAGACATAAAGACCTTGATAGTAAATTTCCTCCCGACCCTTGCACATAAACAATTACAGCTTTTAGCATATTAGCTAAACTTATTGACAAAATTTAAAAATTGAGTTGGGAATTCAGTTCGAACAGTCGGGGCCAAGCTGATCAAATGCTGCTGATTGTATTTACACACATCATGTGCAGCTACCAAGAAACCAGCTGGCCCTGTTTCACATAGATCTTTAACAATGTCAATAATTCTGTCCATTCGGTCTTGATGATTGTCAATGCTGTCGAAACTTTCGTCAATCAAATTCCCAAATGTTTTAAAACCTAGCTTATGCATGTCCCGGTAGAAACCTGGGCCGGTGGCACAAATCCAAGGATGTGCCATTAGCAATGGTTTGGCAATTTTTTCTGTACGGAAACTGTAGGGATAATCAAATACTGTTTCTGTAACCACACTAAAATAAGTGTCTTGATATACTTCGGGCACAAGATAAATCTCTCCCCAGAGATTATTAAATAGATCATGCTTGACAAATGGTTGTTCTGAATTAGGGAGAATCTTGTTGTCTCGAAATTGATCGACTTCATACTCGGTTGGTAGACACTGTATAGGAGTAGAAGTGGTCATTAGATTAACACCAGACTGGGACAACTTAAAATGTCGACTAGCTGTGGGTCTGCTGTCTAACATGGTCCATAAGCTTCGATCCAATAATCCTAGAGAATTAAATCGTTCCCAAAGATATTTTCGATGAGGTCTACTTCGGCCGTTTAAAAAAAGAAAATCCCAAGGCTTGTTACTGGTTGTGTAAATTTTGTCACTGTGTTGAATAGCCGCAATATTCTCATCGTAATCTAGTATTTTTTCTAAAAAATACTCATGCAGCATATAAGGGTAGCGGTGGTCCAACTCGCCACCGCTAATGAGTAGTATACGGTTTTCTAGTACAAGATCATGCAAGTCCAACAATCGAAGTTGGCTTACTAGAGGACTGGATCCCTCGGCTGAATTATTAAATATCATGATATAGTCTGGACTCTGAGCCATGGCTCGAAACTTGTCAAGATTCTCGGATACTTGTCTACGACCAACAATGTAAATAGATCCCTTGATGGGATCGTGCTGAGAAAAATCCCAAAATTCGGTAGATGCTAGATGTTTAAGACTAGTGTATACTTCGCTCAAGGTGTCAATGACAATATTATAAGAGTGTAAGGGTGTCACGTGGGCGTTGCCTGGTTAAAAATATTATTATAAAGATCTTGCTGTTCTTGTGCAAATTTTAAAAATCTAGTACGATTATGTAACAAGTCAGGCAGCATGTCCTGGTACATTTGTAAAAGTTGCCGACGAGATAATCCTGATAGGTATTGTATTGCTTGTATTAGTGAACTGTGTACTTCAAGTTCGTTGATCTGTTCTAGTTCTATGCCAGGAAAGTAATGAGTAAATGTTCGAAACCCTTGACTCCTTAACCAGGCATATATTTTTGTTTGTCCGTTAAGCAGAAAAGGTCTTAGACCCAGAATAGGTTTCCATGTTTTTTCCGTGACAAACATGTTGTCCCATGGCAAGAATTCAGTTTCGCTTACCACGGTCAGGAAATGATTCTTCCAGATCATCATGTTGCCCAGGCTGTGTATATCATGCGGTATACCAAACTCCATGCTCATGCCCCAGTTACCTTCCTGAGCATAGTCATCTGGTTCTTCTCCCAGTAGTAACTCTCCAGGATGCGTGGCCGAGCCAGTGTAGATATTGTTACTTTTTCCAAGCGTCACTACTCCTTGCTGCAATAGCCCGGCGTCTACTAGACGATTAACAAAGTTAATACGGTGTTCTCTTGGCTTACGATTGTAGTTGACATATATCCACTCAACTGTGTCTAGCTGCAACTCTTTCAGGCTATAGTACTTGAAATATCCCGGCAATAATGTGGCAATAAATGTGAATTGGTACTGTCCATCAAAGTTGCCAAGATAATATGTTTCTTTCGGAGAAATAGAGTCAATTAACTCGTTGATCTGTCCAGGTGACATCATGACAGGATCAACTGATGCTAACAGGAATAGACGCTCAACTGATTTGAGTTGTTTTGCAACTTGATACAAGTTGTTACTAAATTGCGGCCCGAACCAGGTGGTATTAATTAACAGATTCTGGCTGTTGGGCCAACGATGATTTATTTGTCGAGTGATGCAATCGATTAGCAAATTCTCATCGGTATGCCACTGACTGCTTTCTATAAAAGTTGTGCCAATTACCGTGACATTATTGATTAGCATAATATCGGCAATCCTCCCACCAAGATTTCATTTCAGGAAATGTTGTTAAAAAATCAGTCTGCCGTCGCTGATCATGCTCGGAGAAGAATCTGTAAAAATCTGCGCGGTGACGATTTAGCACAAGAGTGTCCAGGTCCTGCCCGCGTGACATCCAATCAATATCACGATCTAATCTTTGCACTTCATAGTCTTTAAACCCATGGAACCGAATATCCTCAGTTTCGGGAGTTTGTAGCATCCAGTCTCTTAGTTTCTGTAATACAGCAATATAGCTGCTGGGTAGAATTTGTAAACTTTGCCAGGCAGGCTGCTGCAACACCGGCATATCAAACCATACCCGTTGATAGGTACTGCTGTGTTTTTTCCTTAATTCTAGAATACGCCGCATCAACTGGTGTAAGCTGCCTACACTGAGATTGTTCATGGTAATAATAAATGTCAAGCTGTTGCGCTCGGGTAATTCGGTCAAGAAGCGTTCGACTCGGCTCCAGACCAGCTCAAAATCTAATCCATGTCGTATATACTCAGCTGGCTTGCCCCAAGCATCCAGGCTCACATACTGCATAAAGTGTTCAACATTGTTTCCGGAACACAGCTTTTTTACTGACTCTAGATATCTCTCAAATAATCGTTCGTCGACACTGAAATTAGAAGTCACGTTAAGATGCAATTTTTGACTGGGATTGGCTAGCACATAGTCAAACACACGGTATGTGTTTTTGTCCATTAACGGTTCGCCGCCAGTCATTCGGAAATGTTCTAAGTGAGGGTATAACTTAGGCCACCACTTCCAAAATGCATCAACATACGGATTTTCTTCTCTAACTGGAATAATACGGCGATTGCCTGTAAAGTGGTCCGGAGAGTTATGCGGCACTTGGGTAGGGTAAGCACCGTGACGGGCAACTTCGTCTGCCCAAGAACTGCTAAACTGCGGACTACAATAGCTGCACTTTAGATTGCAAGAGTGGTTAAAGTTGACTTCAACATAACTGGGGATAACATCATCTTCATCGCCGGTACTGTTTTTTATCTGATCAAAGTCTACTGCGGCCCAGGGCTCACCGGACCGGTAGTGACGATCGCTTAAATTTCCAAGATCCTCCATGTTCCAACAGTATTGACATTCCTTGGGACGTTTACCTTCAAGCATGTCTCGACGTTGTTGTTTTTTATACGCAGTATTGTGCAATGCACCAGGATTATTTGTGATTTCGTCTACTGGTATACGATGCAGTGGTGGGTGATAACAACTGTTGTTTAATCCAGTAGGCAGGTGCAAGCTAACCTGCTTCCATTTGGCCAGACACAAGGCAGGTCCCAACTGCTCGCGCATTTGTTCTGCAGACAGCATAAATTTTGATTTATTTTCAATCATTTAGAACTTCAATTGTATTTTTCAATAAGCCTTTTCTTCGATTCGCGTAGAAATCAAATTTATCGTCTAGATCAACAGAAGAATTAATAATGTATCTGCACTGGACATCTTGCCATGTCTTGATATCAAAATCTAGATTTAACCTGACTGGGTATTGTTGATTTTGATCTAGTATTCCAAATTCTTGTAAACTTATTACACCAGGATCTACATCAGTCAACTCTGCCAACATCTGCTGTGACATTTTGTATACCAGTTGTCGATTCTGATATATGAATAACCCGCCCAGATGGTGTATAGTATGTCCAGTTTGATTATGATTATCAAACTCTAACATTTTTCCAGTGGTTAAATAATGCTGTAAAACATGCTGTACTTGAGTAAAATATTCTTTGAATGGTTCTGTGTTTTTTATTTTTTCAAATAAATTGTCATAAAACTTTCGATAAGAAATATTTTTTTTGTATCGAGCATACTTGGACAGGTATTGAGTATACCCTGTAACATGAAAATTTATAATCATCCAGGCATACATAGATCCTTCGACAATATCTGTAGTAGACATTGTATTTGTTGAAGAAATCAACTCTATCTGTTCGTCAATGCCTTTGTAATCACTGGTGTTGTACGATGCAGTGTAATCACTAGCATTAATCGCTGATATCCCGTATTTTCTACGAGAGATATCTTGTGATAGTTCACTGTTTTCTAACAGTTGGGCAAACCACACATCAATCGATTTATGTTGCCCCAGTTCCAGGAGTTCGGCTAACCCTTGTTTCCAACTTTCCAATGTTTCTAGGGGCAATCCTAATATCACTTCTGTATAAGTGCTAACGTTGGTGTTTTCGCTAATTGCCATCATTTTAGCAATGTTGTTAACGTCAAGGTTTTCTCTGTTTACAGCAGACAGAGTGTCTGTATTCATGCTTTGCACGCTTACAGTTATTCCTCTACTGTACGGGCCTATGATTTTGGCAATTTCAAACACCACGTCAGTTGAGTTTTTAGCATAGTTGATATTGATCGAATCAAGACGACCACGGTCTGCAGCTGATCTAATCATGTGTGCTATTTCTAAATCACGCTGTTTAAAAATGCCAAAGTTTGCATCACCCAACACCAAATAACTTACCGGACGTGTGACCATCCACTCTAGATCCTGGCGTATACGTTCTAGTTCAAATTTTTTAATTTTACTATACGTTACTCCGCCCCAGTCGCAGAATGTGCAGGCATACGGGCATCCTCGATTGGTTTCTATGGTCACACTCCAGATTGCGCCAGGGTTGTCTAACATGATCTGATCAAATACACCGGTTGTATAAGGGCTAGGAATGTCAAGTTGCTGCAATCGTTGTTTTTGACTCAATAGGGGCGGCTCTTTGTTTGCCTGTATAGCCAGTAACGACTCAACAAATTTTTCTTCTCCCTCACCTGCCACAATACTATCGATAAAATTATGTTTTAACCATTTCCCATTGGTGTTTGGGCCGCCAAACTGAATTATACAGTTGGGCCATTGTTTTTTTATCATCTCAGCTAACACCAAACAATACTGTGAATTCCAAGTATAAGCACTAAATCCACAGTATACCGGATTCTCCATGCGAGATAATACAACTGCAGGATCTTCACGACGAAAAATTAATCCTGCCAGGTGAAAGTTATCTGTGATTTCTGTAAATTGGCTAGCATAGCTCCATAGACATCCAACACTGTAGGGAATCCAATAATTGATTTCTTTCCTAAATTCAACCGCGTGTTGAGGTTGGAACAGATAGATATTATGTTTAGTAGACATTGTTATTCGATTAGTGTAATTTCAGTTTTATACTGCTGTGTTTGCAGTAACTTGTAATTATGGTCTAGCGTGTACTGCATATCCAAATACATCGTTGTTAATTCTTTGATTGATTTTTTTGCTAACATGTCTATCAGTTCTAGTATCTTCACGAACCGATCTCGGCCATCGTACCCGTCGTAGTCTTCGTTCCAGAAATCTGCAAATGTTCTGAAGCCTATTTGGCGCAAATAAGCAAGATGATCACGGCTGGCAAAAATTATAAATGGTTTTTTTAACCACATGGGACGGCATGTTTTTTCTGTAGGATAAAATGTTCTTCCGGCCACATGGGCCTCACTTACTATGTCTACAAAAATTTTTGAGTATGTCTCTATACCGTCGGCCTGGTTGTAATAATACTGCCACTGTTTTCTAATTCCGTCAAGGGTGCCGGGAAAATAACGCAACGGCATGTGACTCAGTAGATTTGATACATTTGCTAGATTATCATTACCAAAAGTTGCTAATTTATCAAATTCAAATAATGTTATAGCATCAACATCTGTTTCATACGGAAAATGAACAATACTAGAATCTCGGTGGTGAGAAAACAAATAACTAGCCATGCCCAATCTGTTTGCAGTCGGTCGATGATACATGCTTAAAAAAATATTTTCTTGTGTCCAGCAATGTAATGTTGTATCAATCAAGGGCGTCGTAGCAATCCAAGGATTATGCCAGCGATTTATTATCTTATAATGCGGATGAGATTCTAATAAGTTTTTAGTGTGAATTGTCACTGACTTGAAATCAAACAAGTCCAGGATTTTAAAAACACCTAAACTTTTAAGACAAATAGCTTCTGGATTAATTTTAAACTCAATATCCTGGTGTTGATTTTTTGTTAAATATTCGACAAATTCTAATAAGTTCCAAAATTTATCATTGGTTCCCGAAACAATAAACATTTAATGTAACTTCTTTCTTATGTCTGTTTGAATTTGTTCATTTATCCAGGCGTATGTTTTAATTAGGCCTGATTCTAAATCTTCATCGGGCTCCCAGTTAATTGTTTCTTTGATCAGATTGTTATCACTATTACGCCCCATGACTCCAACAGGACCGTCGATATTGCGAATATGCACTTGCTTGTTGTGCAACTTTGCAATCAACAACACTAGATTATTAATAGAAATCAATCGTGTACTACCTAAATTAACAGGCACTGTGCACTTGCTATTCATGATACGATGTATACCCTCGATGCATTCATCAATGAATAAAAAACTACGGGTCTGCATGCCCGGTCCCCAAACTTCAATATTTCCCCCTGGCTCGCACATGGCCACTTTACGACACAGTGCAGCAGGAGCTTTTTCTTTACCATCATTCCAGGATCCGCGTGGCCCAAATATATTATGAAACCGTGCTATACGAACATTGATTCTATAGTTACGTGCGTAGGTAAGATACAAGCGCTCACTGAATAATTTTTCCCAACCATATTCACTATCGGGATTGGCAGGATATACACTATCTTCTGTCAACAAAGGGGTGTCTGGGTCTTCCTGATTATAGGTTGGATATATGCATGCGCTTGAACTGTAGAAAACTTTCTTTACTTTAAATTTACGAATTGAATCAAGTACATTCAAGTTGATCACGGCAGAGTTGTGCATGATATCTGCATCATTGTCTCCAACAAAAAGATAGCCGGCGCCGCCCATATCTGATGCCAGTTGATAAACTTCATCAAATGTATATGTTTGAAATAAAGACCTCACCAGGAGCTGTTCTCGTAAATCTAAAATATGAAATTTATCTGCTGCTGTGTTTGAATAAAGTGGATACTTTACATCAGCGCCAACAACATAATGTCCTTGCTCTTTTAGACTTTCTACCAGATGTGTGCCAATAAATCCCCCGGCACCGCAAACTAGAATTTTTTTTTGCATTACCAACCTTCTTGCTGCCGTATAACATCAATCTCTCGTACCATGACACCACGGCTGTGCCAATTGCTACGGTAGTGGTGTTTGAAGAATCTACTTTGATCTGCGTCGAACACATTAACTGGGAGTCCCAGTTGTGTATTAAGTGCCACTGCAGTAGAGGCAATGATGTGCTGGGCTCCTTGCATATGAACCTCATTCCATATTTGTTCAAGCGCGTCAAACGACTGCACTTCTGTATAGTCCCACTTACTTAGCATGGTCTTGAATGTACCTAACCTGGCGCCAGCAATGGCCCAGTCGCCGTGCTCAACATCCTGTCCGACGTTTTGCCATACTGTAAGATTGTCAAGGTTACGGTAGTGTACACGATCTCTGAACTCGCTTAAGGTGGGCTTGCGTCCTTTGTCCAGGCACATCTTGACGCCTTCTCTAAACCCGGCTCGCCAGGCCTGCTGTGCAGATCCATTCGGGTATGTGGTAGAGAAGCAGTCATGCATGGACCAGTACAGTGGATCAAAACAAAACTCTACTTGTGTTTCTGTGCGTCCATCCGTGGCCTCATGTGTACGCATGTTGCGCACAAAAGCACGTGTCCAGGAACTCATGCCCCCGTTTCCATACATGAGTCCATTGATGTGATTACGGGCGCGCCAACGGAACACTGCGTTTTGGTAATCCGCTGTGGGTAGATCTAGTGTTTGATTAAAGAACGCAGGATCCGGCATGTTGTCGCCGTCGATCAGGATGAACCGTTCGGTATCACTTGCTTCTGCTGCTGCCTTGTGCGCTGCATCGCTGCCCTTGACTCCGTCTACACGGCGTGCCCACGGCACCATGTTCCGAATCTTGATCCAGAACTCTTCCTTCTGCGGTTCATCATAGCTTAGATAAACTACATCTAACTCTGCTACATCAACTTTCATATTTCTTTGTCCATTTGATATGCGGTGCCTGGACCGATACTACAACACTAACATCACCGGGCGCACAGGGTGTGCCGTTCTCAGCATCAGGGATTAATTTAGCAATTGCTGGGGTTTTAGACTCTACTGTTACTAATTGTTGATCCACGACCCGTACCTGGTAAGATTGTGTTGCATAGGCAGCATGATCGATCTCAATATAGTTACCTGGCAAATCCTCCATGCTGTACACAATTGGCATGCCTGACTCGTCATAATACAGTCTATAAAACACCGGGGCGGGATCAGCACGATCCCAGGCGGCCCAGGCGGCCCAGAAGTTGTCTGTGGTTTCGTTACTCATAGCCAGGTCTTAACATGATAGTGAAACATTCCCCATTGTGCAACTGTGTTAACACGTAAGCCAGGATCAGTATGTTCCCAGACCAGTTCCTGGGTCCAGTCGTTGGTATTAATAGGATTTATATATCGTTTCATGTGTACAATCTGCGGCCCGACGCCCGGTGGCAATGTTACACGTTCAGGCCCCATAATTTGTGCGGCCATTGCGTACACAACATCAGTGGTAGCAGCCTCATCGGGGAACTTGAGTAAGGTACGGTACTGAGCCCAGTTTTCAAATATACGGCGTACCCATTCAAAAAATTCTTGCGCTGTTGCGCTCAGTCGCCAGTAAGTTATAGCGTTGTAGACATCAGGCAGGTTGTTGTCATCAAACAGTTTGCGATAGCGGCGGCTGGTAGCAGGCTGATCATAAAAATTTCTTGCGCCTTGACTAACAACAACGTCACGGTGTTCAAACATTGTCCACCAGTGGTCAATGGGGGAGGCTGCAATCATATCAGCTTCTAACTTGATAGTCTGACGGAACGGGCTGGCTCTAAACACTTGCCAATCATTGGCAAAACCACCCAGATTTCCAGCTGGCAGTGTTCTTACAATATCAAAGTCAGGTTCCGCCACTGCTGTATCAGTTAATAAGCATACACGGGCTGCAGGATGTAGCCGATGTATGCTTCGGGCCAGGTGTCTAGCGCAATTCACATAGTCAACTGTGTCTGTGTTGACAGCAGGGATTAGGTATCCGCGTTCTTCAAGCATGGGCAACAATGTCCATTAGAGTACGTTTACCCATGGCATGGAAGTCTTGGCCTTTGAGCTCTATCCATTTTCTCTGCGATTGTGCTGTTTGATAGTTGATCCTAAACTGGTCCGCATCAGTTTGTACCAGTTCATGTTCCGGGGTCAAGCTAGCCAAGGACCAGGCAATGTCGGGTTGGTGCAACACATGCCCATTAACTATGTTAAGTGCTATACTCAGTGCATGATCGTTACGGTAAGTGCTGCGCGGGTTTCCGTACAAGTTGCAGTAATGTTTCCAATTTTCTCGGACCATCTGCATACTTTTAAAAATTAACTCAGCCGTGGTACTGCGTCTAAACATCATAACCGTAGCCCAATGCATTGGCATACAGTTGCGGCCAAAGTAATTTAGGTCATCAAATGTTTGTAATCCTGTAATATCATATGCCAGGCGGTGACAAAGGAAGTCTTGCTGCGCCTGCAATGTGTACGCAAGTTGCATGCTGGCAACTACATAGTCAGCATCTAATACTAGCGTCTGATCCCAGGGGGTTAGCTCGTATGCTGTGGTGCGGTTGGCGTTGTGCCAGGAAACATTGGTACCAAAATCAGTAAAATGCCGTGTGCCTGATCCTTCTGGCACAGCGTGAATTACTTTGTCAAATGCATCTACACACTCTGTGCTGTCAGTTACCACTGCAACAGGGATATTCAAGTGACGGCGAATCCGGGCAGCAGACCAAGCAGCCATGGCCAAATAGTCAATTTCTGAATTGTTAAATGCAAAGATTAATGCACCAGTTGTCATCGTTGTTTGCTAACTTGTTCAAACTCCACTAACCAGGCGTTCATTTGTTCTTGCCAGCGGCTATGAGCCAGCAGTTGCAGATCTAAGGTGTTTACTTGAATTGGGGTGTTATAGAGATCTAGCAGTACTACATCTTGTTCCGGGCAGGCATGCAACAACGTCAGCAACTCTGGTCCGGCACGCCACATGCCGCCGGCATGGGCAAACAGCATCTTGGCTATGTATTTTTCGTTAAGTAACCGACGAGCAGACTCGTGGTCAAATCGTGCTCGTGAATGAGCGATAAGTTGATCAGTATCCATATAGCGACTATTATACAGAAATACTAGACAAAAGTAAAGGGCCTTGTTGGCCCTTTACTATGTTAATTTTTCCTTTACACCACTGTGGCAGCAATAGTTGGTGTGCCCCAACTTGCTGTAGTAAGGTAAGTGGAACTTGGTGGGAGATAGGTAACTAACGTAGTTGGCGCAGTAGCTGCACCAAATGTGGTAGCTGGACTTGTTACTGCGGTGCCGCCGGAGATATCGTCTGACGATCCTGCACCTGAACCACCAGGATCAACCCAGGTTGTTGTCAGTACCAGCTGTGTGCCTGTTCCTGCTGTTTTGGCATTTATTTGAATGTACTGACCCGTATAAGGTGAAGTATCAGCAAATTGCTTGTAAATGGTCGTATCAGTCGTAAGTAACTGATACCATCCAGTTGCGGTTAATAATGTTGTCGGAGTTCCTGTTCCGCCAACTTTGGTGGTACCTGTATAGTTTGTACCAGCAATACTTGCTGTGCCGCCGCCGGTGATATTAATATTACCAACTAGCGTATTTGCCAAGTCATTCCATTCAGTATCAGACTCTGTAGTATCAGCAGTCTTTTTTGTCTGCCATCTGACTATGCCACCGGCATTGAAGAAATAACGTGCAGCATCGGCGCTGGCCCAGGTGATTGTATGAGTAAAGGTAATGGTCCAGGCGGCTGCGCCCGATCCTGTTGCAGTAGTTTTACTTATATTACCAGTAAATGTACCGTACTGAGTGCCACTTGCTACAGCATTAGCACGGTTTGCTGTTATTGTAGTAAGATCGGTATTTACTGCCGATAATACCGTAATAGTGTTGCCAACCACAGGTGCTGTTCTTGCAGTAGTTGTGGCTCCAGTATGACTGGCCATTGATTGGATGTTGTTAACTAGTCCGGCCCATTGTGTGGCTGTTACGGTACCTGCAACTGACACATTTGACAGTGCAGATTGCCCATATCCACTGTTAGTAGCACCAGTTGCCCAAACGTTGTTAACGTTAGCCCCAACGTTTAAGCTAACAAAGCCATTATAATCCGCTGCTTGAATTAAGCTGCCAACGGTGTAAGTCATGTTTGATCCTTATTTTGATGCTACAATGGCTTCGACAACGCCTTCTGCATCTGTTAATTTATCTTCTAGCGCTCGGCCTAACACATTAAAATGCGTTGCCTCACCAAGTTTTGCTGATCTAGCAAGTCCATTTCCAGCCGAAACCAAACGGTCTCCCTTGAATACCTTACCAACCGCGCGAACCGGAACACGACCAGTCATTGCAACTGGTGGATGGGTTGCGTCGTCACCTGCTGCTGAGTTCATTAGATAAGCTGCTTGAGTACTTATTACGCCAAACACATTTTCACTTAGTTCAAGCAAGGATGTGGTGATTTCAGCGGTGCCGCCCAATTCAACCACGGTGCCAGGAGCAATAACCTCGTCGGCTGCAAATCTCTCAGCAACGTCAGCATACTGTGCTGATGTAGACTTGGCGAATACCGTATTAAAGTATCCGCCTGATGCGCCAATGTTGCCAACCCCGTTACCGTTGCCATTAACCAAGCTAGTAACACTCAACACAGTAGGAGAGCTAACTACGCCAGTTGCGCCAGCAACATTAAGCACTGTGGTGTTAACTCCGCCAACATTAACTTGCACTAGCAAGTTGCCGTCTTGTGTTTGATTACGCAGATAGACATCGGCGCCGCTGACCAAGATACGGGCATCGCTATTAAGACCAACAGCTAGGCCACTATTGTTAAGTATGCCCAACGTCCCAGTGGTGGTATCGTTGCTGGTCGCACTCAAGAAACCAGTACTGTCGATACCATCAAGGAGTTGTGAATCAGTTGCAGTGCCACGGAACAGGTTATTGCTGACTGCGGTACTTAGTTGCATGCCTGGACTAATTGTAGCAAATCCAGTAATTAAAGTTTGTGGAGTAAACGTAGCATCCTTTGACAGGATTGCAACAACATCGTTCTCAACATAAAACATAACAACCACATGGTCAGCAGACAAGCTGTCAGTAACAGTCATAACAACTGCGCCCGAAGTGCCTTGGCCAGCAGTGCTAGCCGGCCCAACTAAGATCCAGGCGGCACCAGACCAAACTTTGAGCTGCGCATTGGTACTGTCATACCAAAGATCGCCCTGAACATTACTGACCGGTGCTGTTGCACTAGCTGTAGCCGAGCCAATAACTTTGAAGACACTACCGTTGTAGACCTTCAATAAATTATTAGCTTTGTCCCACCACAGCTGGCCCACTAGCGGTGCGCCGGGCTGCACTGTGTTTGATCCATTCTCTAGCAAGTGAATAAAGTTCTCGTCTAGGAATTCACCGTAACCGGCATAGTTTTTACCAACTAGAGTCATACTCGAGCTAGTGTTAATGGTACCATCTGCTACTGTTGCAAAAATAGTGCCATCTGTTAAGTTAATGGTATAGGCCATCTTGTCGTTTACTCCGTCTTATTACTATTTATAGGAAAATAATACATCATATTTATGTTGCGCTCAAGTTTGTCAGAGTCTGAATGCGAACCGTGTAATCAATTTGAATTTGACGGTTTAGACTCTTCTGAACTGGATGGAATATCACATGAGTGATCAACATAAGATTATCTGAACTACCTTCCCAAGATTTAAGTCCTAATTCGTCAAAAACGAATTCACCGTTAAAATTTGTGCTGTTGTCAAACGCTTGTTGCCCGGGTGGCTCGCCATAATCTAGCAAGCAGGTCACTAACACATCAGTGTACACTTTACCCGAAGTGTGTAGCACTGTAAGATTATTGCGAGTAGGGTCAGTGTTGGCTGCACTACCATCTTCGACTACTTTGATGTAGGTTTGATTGTAGAGGTCTGCGTTTTGCCCGGTGGTATTTGGGGGCAAGTATGTGATCACACCAGTAGGATCCACAGAGCTACCACCATTACCAAACGCCATTGCATAGATAAACCCTAAATTTTTGTTAGCAAGAGTCTGTGCCAACGCCAAACTCATATTTTCATAATGGATGGCATTGTATTTGTCCACAAACACTTCTTGGGTGACGGGATCATAAATCTTTAAAAATCCCTCAATTTTGGCAGGTCCCAGGTCCATCATGATCGTATCTCCACGAAAACTTCTTTTGTGGATGGGTCAAATATCTTTACAACTCCATCCACACTAAACCCTGCCACTTCATTAGGGACAGGGCCAGGTCTGGCGGACTGTGGCTTGGGTGTAGGGGTGTTTTGTTGCTTTTGGTCCATACGTTATTTACCTGCCGTAATTACCACGAATAAACCTAGCGGCCAAAGTATTTGTATCTTGTAGACAGATTCCGTCACCTGGAGTACTAACTCCTGGGTGATACCAGCTTAGTCCTTGCCGAATTTGAATACTTACTTGATAACCTGCTGCAGGAGCTGTTGTAAATGCAATTGCAACCGGAGAGTCAGCAATTATAATGTACCCGCCCATTTGTTTAATCCCGCCCACGTACACTTCAACTGCTTCAACTAGCTCGGTGCTGTCCAGGCTAGATATTGAGATTTCTGTTGCAGTGAATACAGTTTCTGTACCATTCCCTAGGAAGTTTTGTGTAATTATTCTATCTTGGTACTCTACTGGCAACAAATTGCCGATACCGATGTCGTACACTGCTGATCCAACAGCATGATCAGCTGCTGCTGTACCGGCGGTTCCGCGACGCAATCCACTTAGTGTGTTGGTTGCGAGATCCCGGGTACGATATGTGATCCTCTCTCCATTAATTGTAATCAAGCCAAATAATCCTGCAGTTAGATTTGGCTCAGACAGTTTACCTGCGTCATCAACATAGATTACTGTATCGTCACTATTCAACGCAGATACAAGTTGAGTAGTGGTACCGGCTGTAATTCTGTAAGCGCTTTGTCGTCCGCGCATGTCTTGAAATATACGGAAAGCAATACCGCCCGGTACTACACTTTGTGTAAAGCTGGTAATAGCCACCACTGCATTAACCGCAATTGGAGGCCCAGATATTACGATAGCAGTTCCATCAACAACATAATCCAGCCCTTCGTATATGTAAAGTCCTGACAATGATACCATGACACGATTAGAATTAGATATAATACGTCCGGTATCAAATCTATTGGTTTGAATAACTGTGCCTACACTGTAATCGTATGACCCGGGGTCGCCTGTTATTGATCCAGCATCGTACAGAGTTGAGTCATATGATTCGGTTGTTACAGTACCAACTGTTTCTGGACCCACAAACACCTGTGTCAAAATGTTTTGCTGTGCAGTATCATTCCAGGTGGTTACTGAAACAACATCGCCTATAATAGGTATGAACCCGCTGCCAGATTTAAATGTTAACACATTGCCAACAATAGTATAAACAGATGCAGTGCTCACAGTGATTACAACTTCTGTCCCGATAAGTGGGAGTTCGGCTAGAATAACAGTTCTTGGATCTCCGGTATACGGTGTTACTGTGAACTGTGATCCTAGTGTCAAGCGAACGTTGTTTACAAACACTGAAACATCATTGTCTGCGATTAAAGCCTGACTGTACCCACCACGTATAGGCAAATAATATTCAAGACTTGAGCCATCTCCAATATATTCTACACCCTCGACTGGCCGAGCACGAACCCCATTTTTCTCAACAATCACGTTGGCCGGATTTGTCCCACCTAGATATTTGCTTAAAGTATATACAAGTTCACCTGCACTAACAAAGTACTCAGTTACTGGTAGACTCCAGCTATATGTGGTTGGGAGTTCTGATCCTAGTATTGTAACCACAACATCATCAGTACCGGCCCAGGCCGCAGAAAACACAATTTCAGTGTCTGAAATGTTGATTGCGTTATAGGTGTAATCAGTAACAAATATTCCATTCACAAACACCACAACCTCTGAGATAAGACTGTATGCGACAGGAACTACAACAGTGTTACCGATGTCTGCACCATTGTAACGATTACGGTAGAATTGATTTCCTCCACCTAATTCGTAAACGTTAATCAATAAAGTATTACCTGTAACAACGCCCGAATTAACGGTCACTGTTTGATTGACCCAATCAACTACATAATCAACTGATGGCACTAACTCGTTGCCCACGGTCTTGTTAAACAGTCGAATTGCGCTCGGAAATTCAAGTAAATCAGCAAAACTATAGCTGGTTCCAGCAATAGAGAATTGATAACCAATTGATCCTAACGGGAATCCATGACCGTCACTCTGCCAGTCAGCTCCCGGGGTAGTGTATACGCGAAGATCTAAGGTGTCAAATATTGCGCCTGGGACAAGTTCCTCTGGCGCGTGACTTGAGTAAGTATCAACAAACGCACCGCCATCTACATCAATTGCAGCTGGACCTACTCCCAGATACGGATCGACAAAGTTGCTTTCGTAGATAGCATCAAGAATTGCAGGGTCATATGTTGGCAGTCCCTCTGGCCCGTATGCAATATTATCATAAGGGTTAATATCAAAGTTTCCGACATCAAATCCAGTGTCTTGATCAAAGTCCGGACCATACACTTGAACACCTGGATAATCAACGCCAGAAATCAACAGCGCGAGATCAAGTCCCGGCTCGTTAGGGGTCGCAACATAATAGCCCATAGTACGGTTGACACCACTTAGGTTGCCAGCAGGGACAATGGTCCATTGTTGTGGATCAAAAGTTTCGCTTTGTACACCGGAGCTGTCATCGCTACTGGCTTCCCACACACGGTCGATGTGACGAACAAGTGTGCCGTTGTCGTAGTTCTCATTAGGTACCCACTCTTGTACATCAGTTTGGTATTGGTAGCGGTCGTACTTGATAGTAGTTTTAATATTACGCACTAGTCCGTTACTCATATTGGCATATGCTCTTGCTCCGACTCCATCACCTACAATGGTAATGACCGGTGTTTCGCTGTACCCTGATCCAGCAGAGATAATTTCAATTCCAATTACTCGTCCTGCACTGTTGATTTTTGCAACTAGTTCAGCAGCAACTGCACAGTCTCCTGTGATTACTACTGCAGGTTCAAAAGTATAGCCTGATCCGTTGTTAATCATAATAACAGAATCTACTGTTAACAAATAGTTTTGATACCACTGATTCCAGGGGAAAGTTTGCCATACCGTAGATGTAGATGGTACACTTGATGTTGTACTCAATGTGCCCGAGTTATCAAGTACTGGACTTACAAACAATCCTTGAGTAGAATCCCAATAGGCCGGAAGGTCAAAGTCAGTGAGCGATCCCAAGAACTGATCAAGGCCCTTGTATATTAGATTAAACTGTCGAATCTGTACATGATACGGTTTAACCTCTTGAATGTAATTCAGCACAAAGTCTTGATTGTCTTCCCGATAGATCTGATAAGGCAATAGCTGACGAATTGTATGGTCAACATCAATCAAGCTGGTCTTGGTCAACCACAACGGTGCTTGTTGTTCGCTAAGAATAAAGTTAAACATCAAGGTCAGTAGGTTATTACGTTCGATCGCTAAATCATCAATGAATAATTCCTGATTGATGGCCTGGATTATTTTGCGTGTTTCTATAGTGGGCTCTTGATCGTAATACTGGGCGTCAAATACTTCAACGTCAAACCCAAAACGGCCGGCCTTGTAATCCCAGAGATAATTGGAGAATTTAATTGTTCCAGTTTGCAATCCTACACGAACCCAAGTTGCATTAGTATATCGATAAATTTCCCATTTGCCTTGTGCATTAGCAGTAATCTTGACTGAACTACCTTCGGCCACAGTCAAGGTCAATAATGCAGAGACGTTAGGGACCTCTGTGACAGGGCGTGTTAGTGGATTGTATCCGGCCAGGTACCAATTTTGATAACTCCAGTATCTCTTTGTATCATATGTCTGTACCCGATTCAGTACAAGGTACCGCAGTTGTTGTGGGCCAGTTACAGTGATTTGGTAAATTGTCCACAAGCCATTGTATTCACTATCGTTAACAACAAGATATCGGTATCCGACCGGAACCTCTGCTAGATTTTGATATGCTAATTCTTCCTGATTTGCTAGACGTTTATCCCAGGCACCCGATGTAGCCGATGGCTCTGGTTCTGAGCTGTTTAACAGATTGAACTTGCGCATTTCTGTAATCGGAAGCTGGGCTAACAAGGTGTTAGCTTCGCCAAGATAATTTTGCAATGCCAGGAAACGATTACGGAACATGCTCTGACGAGGCCGTGTGGCCACGCCGTACTTTTCGCTAGGGTTCAAGAACGGATCAGGTACTGCAGCACCTTTAAGATCTTCACCACTGAAACTGTCCTGGAACTTTTGATACAAGCCAGCATTTAAGAACCCATCTGAACGAGTGGATATCAGTTGATATTCCGAATGCACTGTACTTTCGTTAAACTGTTGATCAAATTCAACATACAATACAGTATCGTTGGCGACAATATATTCGAGCCCGTTATATACTGCAACAGTACTGGAATTAACAGGTGCAATATACGGGATACCACTTGCACGCGGATTTGCAATGTACTGTGCAATAGTGTTGGTGCTCAGTGTTTTCTTAGCTTGTTGGTTTACTGTCACTAGTCCGGCAACCCAGAAGTAGTAAGTAACAATAAACAAGCCTTGCTCATTTACTGATGAGGTTGCAGTGTAGCTGTTGAAGGCGTAAGGGATTCCCGGACCTGTGTAGTTAATTGGCGGAACTGGGCTTGCTATCCATTGGAATACTTCAATGATACTGCCCGGGAACACTTGCCCCCATCGACGGCTAGCATACACTATATCATTTTGATTGGGATCAATAAATCGTGTATTTGTTGTGTTCCACCAAATGTGCCCAACTCGGGCTTCGGCCCACTGCACCCCGTAATTGTTAACAGTTCCAATGTTGTAAGCAGCCGGGTCAATTGCACCGGTGTAATCAACGTTTTGTGCTATTGCACCAAGCATGCGGCCTTGCAAAGGATCAAAGTAATCAAAATACTGTTTTGGTGCACCACTGACACGATCATACATGAACACTGTGTTTAGCAAGTTAATGTCGACTACAGGTTGCTGCACTCTGCGCGGCCGCCAAGCAGGTGCGTGTGTGGGATTTGTAAACTGCACCATTCGCCCCCAATCAACTGACGGGGTTCCGTCAACATTGATAGCGTTGATACGACCCGGGGCTCCTACCAGCAGTTCCCCTGTGGTATAGTTAAGTGCTGTTCCAAATTTACCATAAGCTACAATTTCTTTGTCATAGATTTGTTGACCAAATACAAATTTTGCCGGATTAGTCAGGCTAGGATTTGCCGCAGGCAACATGTCGTACTCATAAACTGCCCCACTTTCAATGATGACATCAGCAAATGCAGTACTAAATGAATCAAAATAAGTTTTTCCATGATCAAATGTGGTGGCAGCAATAGTACTGCCGTTGGGCGCACCAATTATCAACGATGTTACTTGGTCGCTGATAAACACACTCTTACCAAAGCTTGCCCTATCTTGCGGAACTGGGCTAATAAGTGTCTGCACCCAAACATAGGTGTCAAATCCAAGATCATCAAACACAGTACTGGCGTTTGACGAATCATCTAGCACAGCACCAGTTCCCGGTAATACCCGAAGTTTGTTTCTTACAGGAGCTGAATTATAATTCTTTACTGCAAATACGATACGACCGCTGACTACAACAATTGCTGCACCGGACACTGGAGCAGACACAAATGTGATTTCTTCGGTAGTATTATCATAGGTGTAATCAGTTGTGTATGTTTGCAACACGTCATTTACATAGACCACAGTAGTGTATGCACTTGCATCAGAATAGATGGATCCGATGTTATACACTGTAGTTGATCCGGTGCCGATCAACGTGACGTCGTTAGTTGCTGTCACAGTTACATTAGGCAACGCCCCAGAGTCAATTGTAGCGTTAATGTCACTGATTAGATCAGCAATTGATGTTCCGGTAACCTCAACAAATACGTCATTGACACTTAGGTAATTTCCAACACTCAGGGTTGGGTTAGCAATTGTTGAGGTGGTTGTTCCGTACACACGGCTGGGATTTGATAAAAATTCAACTGAGCCTGCTTGTGGTAATGCAGTACTATCATTTGGGGCACCGACATACAAACTGCAATTATTAACACAGATGTCTAACGCAGCACCATACGAAGCATTATTATTAGGTGTAGTAGATTCAATTACCTGGACTAGATGAAATTGATTTGTTTCAATTTCAATAGTGTCCCCGACTGTGAGTGAGACTGAATTTGACAACGTAACAACATTGCCAGACAGCGAATAGTTGCCGTCAAGATAATCAGCTGAGTTTACTAAGAATTCACCGTTATGCAATACTGCTACTGGCTCAATAGGTGTCTCTACTGTGGTATACGACAATTGAGACGCATTTGTAACTTGAAATCTCTGCACACTTCGACAGTAGATATAAACTTTACCTGCTTTGGTGTAGGTTTCTTCACCGACCACATCAACATCAGGGCAACCAATAATGAGTTGTCGGCCATCTGTAGTGGTCGTAACACTATGTCCAAATCGGTCTGTCCCGGCTGCTGTAGCCGGAGTCAATGTAGCAATTGGATCCCAATAATCGCGGGATGATACAATAATACTATCACCTAGTGCCGGGAATGTCGGTGCCAAGTTGTCAAATGTCACAACGCCCGACGAGTAAGTGTAATCAATATAAGGACGATACAGAACTCCGTTAACTGCAACGGTAAACGAGAAGATATTACTTGAACTAACTGTGGACAACTCAACTGTGATATCAAACGATGCAGTTGTGTCATCGCCAGACCCGGTTTGAACATCGGAGTTCAATTGTGTAATTGGGTTTAAGTCAGCAAAGAATACTAAAGTATAGCCGACACTAGATGATCCAGGGATTGGAGTGTCAATAGTAAATTGAGTTGCGCTGTCAACTGATACGATTTCTGTACCAGCAGTGATTGACCCTGATCCGGAATAATAATATATCTGTTGTCCTGCTTCGAGACCGGTAGTGCTCGATACAGTAAGCTGTGTTGCAGCACCATTGACTATTGTGTTATAGGTTGGGCCAGTCTGTTCAACTGTGATCACTAGGTTATTTGCCGGAGATGCCCCGCCAATGTCGGTCCCCAAGATAGTAATCTGATCACCAGGGGTATAATTATCTCCAGGCGCAGTAATGCTAACACTATATTTCCCACGTACAACGTTAACCAGGAATGTTGCGCCTGCACCGCCGCCAGGGGATACTGTACCAGACACGTTGTTGTAATTAGCAGTATCAAGTTGAATTACACTACGGCGACTGAGTACTAGTCGTTGTCCTTGTGGTGGCGACTGTCCTAAAATAACATTAGTGCCGCTAATCTGATAATCGGTATTAAGAATAAGGATTTGATTGTTTAAAACTACACCAATTTGTGTGTCAGTTAGGGAGGTATTGCCGAGAATCGGCAATAGAGAATAAACAATAACCCCGGGACTAGTACTGTATTCAGTAACTCGTTCTTCAACCGATTGTAACCCATATGCATAAACTTTGTTTTCGCCCGGGGCACCAATGTACATCCAGTGCTCGTCTTGACTAATGGTTGCGCTGTAGCCAAACTCAACGATCGTTGAGCCATCTGCGTCGGGTGCAACTAGCAGTTGCCGTAACTCAAACTGTGGTGTATTAGCCGGGCGATAAATTGTAACTGCATATCCAATGCCGCTGGCACTTTCTGGGGCGCCAGCGATTGCCCAGGTCTGATTACCGACGTCAATTGTGCTACCGAATCCATACGTGTTAGCAGTACCCAAAGTGATGATAATTTCATCTTGCACATACCGATCCGACGACTCCTTGACGTAACTAAAAATGCCACCTTCTCCGCTGTTGTAGCCAGGTGCGCCTACTAATGCGCTAAGATTTCGAAACCCTTGTGCAATCGCTGCACCAAATTTCTGGCCGTTTTCTTGGACAGTTGGTGTAAATTCTTGTACCCCTTTAAATACGTCGGTTTTTTCCAACATAGTCCAATGAGATTGCCCATTGTTGTCAACCCAGACCTTGGCACCAGGTAACAAGGACTTAGCATAAGGTAAATTTACAATATCTGATGGTTGTGCAACTCGTGATGTCTGTAGGGTAAATCCTAACCCTGTACCAGTTGCAACGTCTCGGCCATCAGTAAAGGTGTAATTGATCAATACCGAGTAAATTCCCGGGATTGACTGCACACGGTAGATGCCGTTGATTGCCGGATCAAAATACTTAATAACCAAATAATCGCTTTTCAACAGGCCGTGAGCAGCGTTAAACGTCACTAATACAAAGCCATCAAGATTGTCGCTTACTGTAACAATCTGGCCCTGAATAGGGTCTGAACGAAATACACCCCAGTTATAGCTGTTGATTTTTGCGACCCAAATGGTTGTTCCCACACCCACAGTTGACAATGCTGCATTTACATTTTGTGGATTATCGAGGCTGAACACAGTAACATCAACATCATCAAGATCAACATATCCTGCACTTGGCAAAATACTATCGCCTACCACGACATTGGTAGTAGGTAAGAAATCAGGCGATGTAAGCTTGGCACTGCTTTTCCAGACATTTTCCAACAGAACTATTTGATCAGCCCTGCTCGTCTGTCCAGGATTAACAACTTGAATCAATGCTGGATCTGATTTGAACAGTGCCTCATTAAGTAACAGCTCAACATAGTTGCGGTTCGCAGTTGCACCGTACTGACTCTTAAGGATCGCCCAGTATTCATAAATGTCATACTGACTGGTTTCTTTACCAACGTTAGCATAGGTGAACAACTCGGCGCTGCGAAGTGTGCCTTTAGTGCCCAAGAATTGTTGGTATAAGCTAACTTGACTTATGTCGTCAAGATTCAGCGCCTGCATATATTCTCTTGGACGGAATCCGATTAATCCAAACGAGAATAAATCAACTTCTTGCTCTAAGTTAGCATCATAGACACTATAACTGGTAGCAAGCTGATCGCTGGCTGTGGCCGAGTTTGGTAACAATCCAATCTGAATCTCATTGTAACTGCTCTTGAGCCATAATGCATAGTCAAATTTCTGACTAGGTTCAATAATTTTGCTGGCTGCCCAATAATCATTCTTAAACTGTACAATCTCGCCCTTGGCATACTTGCGATTAGGGATCCATTCAACTACTGTGTCTTGATTAATAACAAAGCCTGGTGCGTTAACAGTTCCGTTCCAGTCGGCACTGAGCACACCCGATACTTGTACTCGGCTTTGGCGGGCACCAGTCACTGGTTGATAGATCAAGTCAGCAAAAATACTAACATTGTCAAGTGCAATCAAATGCTCAAAGCTGGTAAAACGCAAATCAATGTAATTGATTGTGTCGTTGTTGATGCTGGTTACTGTGAAGGTATTCTCTAACCGATCAATCACAAGGCTACTACCAGGAATTGGAATACGATTCTGATTCAGAATCAAGTTGTTGACTGTTGGTGTCGCAATACTTTCTGCCACTGCTCCCGGCACAGTTATGCTCAACTGGGTAGCAGTTGGATTCAGATTAATCATGCTGCCCACGCTCCAGCCCTGCTGTATCCAGTACAGAAACTCACGGGCCATTTGTACCCAGTCTAGCGCATATCCATTCTCTCTTGCATCAAACGTGAACCCTTTGTCTTTAAGCAAGCGGCCGTAACTGACCAAGAAGTCGCACACTCCATTAAATGTTGTAAACACATATCCATACGGTACCTGCACAATGTCATTAGTAAATGTGGTGTTGATTGTTGCTGTGGCATTTACAACTGTTAGATTCTGTTTGGGGCCGGCTGTTCGACTAACAAAAATCTCAAAATACGGACGTGTGGTACTGTAGCCAACTACTGCCCATCCGGTGTCGGTTCTCTGCACAATCACCGAGCTATATACAGCACGCTCAAAAGCTTGATTTTTGTAAAGCAGGATCTGATAGCTTTCATCTGGCAGCATCAATCCAGTGTTCAAACTGTTAGGGGTACCACGCTCAGTGTAAATTTTTAAATATTGTTTATCGGTGAACGCTGCGGTGCGCCAGCATAATTGCACACCAATGTTTGCAAGTCCAATACTCAAATCTTCTGTACTGGTATTTCCGCCTAGACGATTATAGTCGATAATCCAGTTAATGTAACTGGCCTTGCTTGTGCCATTGCCATACAACGGAGTTAGATTTTTTGCATCCAGCCGATATCGCCCATCCCAGAGATATTGCTCCAGGGCAGGGTCGTATACATAACGGTCTCTGTCCTCAAACAAACTAAAGAACTTGGCTGGCTTTGTGAGAGCCAGCAGGCGCATGACCGCAAAGGGCCAGGCGCTGCTGGAACGCCAGGAATTTTCCACCGGACCGTCGTCACCAAATTGCCAAGGGCGACGGAAGCTGGTTGCACTATAATTGCCCACGGTAGCAGATAACGGGCTTAACAAGTTGCCTTCAGAATCTGATGGGATAACTCTCAGCAAGTCCGGACGCTTGTATTGCTGCAATACATAGAACCCGGCAGGGTCGCGTACAAGTCCGGCTTGCAAGTCTTCCCATAGCACTAAGTTACCCGAAGTGTACGGTGCCGGACCGTATTCATTTTGCCACCATCCGGGTTCTTGACTGAACCCCAGCATTTCCCAGGGACGGGTGTTGGGATAAATTGTATCGTAGAAGTAACTGTAGATGCCTCTCCAGTTACCCGGTAATACATCACCAGTCAATCTATTTCCACTTTGACTGTAATTCCAGGTAAACTGGTTGTTGGCCAAGTACCGTTGAGTAGTATAATCTAGTTTGTTCCATCCAATCCAGCTCAAGAAACTGGTGCTTAGTATCTGATTAATCTCGCCAAGGTTGTAATCTGTAGTGCGGAACTGACCAGGTAAAACATCAGCTAAGTCAATTGGGATTGGTGACTTGATCTTAAGATTATTAAAGATTCGTGTTTCAAACTCTAATAATACTTGATCTCGGTAGTCGCCAAATGCGCGAGTAATTGATCCATCGTGCCCTTGAATAACCAGGGTATCAGTTACGGATGTTTGATCAACAAAAATTTGCGGAAGGTATGCCGGATACAGTCCCATTTTTGTCGGTGTGTTGGGTATATAACTACCATAGGTTGCCGAGTACTCTCGAATCGCAATAGTATCACCTACTGCTAGCGGCACTGTGATTGTTACTGTAGGGCTATCGACACCTACTGTGTACTCGTATCCAACAGTTAAAATGTTGCCGTTCAGGTAAACTAATAGTCCTTGAAAGTTCGACGAAGTGAAATTGTATACCTGATTAGTATCAAATATCGGAGTAGAAATTAACGAATAGGTATATGTGTTTAGGATATAAGTTTCGCCAGATGGGATCATGTCCGACCAGTAAAACGGTAGTTGATCAGACTTGCCAACTGAGATTTCAAGTATTACTTGATCTAGGATTTGAGTAGGAGTATTGTTAACATAATCTCCCTTGCTTACCAGATCCAGAAAAATAGCCTTGTACTTTTCATATTCTTGACCGTTGAATCGCAACGAGTTAAACAGTTCGTACTGTTGGCGACGTAGAAACACACCAGTCAAAGTTAACGGAGAACTATTTTGAACAATATTAGTACCATAAGGTATAATATCACCTAAGTCACGTGTGTTGTTTGCCCCGTTGATGTGCCCTTGAATATTTTTAAGATTCTGTCCGATGCTGTTGTAATGATTGCGGATAGTGCCTAGAGTAAACGCATCACTATTCTCATTCAACGGATTGTTTTCTAAGTTCAACGGAACTTGATAGTATGCAAAATTACTACGTACATCACTAATAAGCTGTGCCTCGATCAGTGCGCCTATCACCGGCAGACTTGTAAATGTCACAGTGGTGGTGGTGGCTGTGCTGGTCACAACATATCGTGTGGGCTCAACAAATACACCCTCGATAAACAGTTGAAGCACTGGATATACTGTATTGGATGCTGGCGGAACATCAAACTCCAGTGGTACACCAGTGTAAGTAAAGCGGAACACTTGACGACTACGATTTTCGGCGGCCGCAGTTTGCCATCCAATTAACGGGCTAAACTGGGTACGGTCAATATATTGCCGCACAAATCCCTGGCTGATTGGTATTTCTGAGCTGACATTATTCCGCACATAGATAAAGCTGTCAGTGTACAGGTAGTTGGAAAATAAGATATCACCAACATTGTTAATGTTGAGATATTTTAATGCAAATCCTATTACAGCATCAGTTCGCGCTGTACCACCATCAGTATATCCAAACAACCGACTACCGGTAAATGTTGAGCTAGGATATACTGATCGATCAGCATAACTTACTCCCTGTGCGTCTCGAACATTAAACAACGGCGCCTGGTTGACGCTGGTTTTCGCTTGTGCTAGATTCCATACTGTGCCGTCATACCAAAAGCTTTGTCCTTGCCGGTTGGTTCCATTAAGACAAACTACTGTTTGGTTGACTTGAGCAAGACTATCAGGGACCGGAACAAGATCAATAATCAAGATTCCAGAATTGTTTGGATCAATAAATTGAACTTCAAACACACGGTCTCGAACTTGAGCATCAATATCTGCAGCAAAAATTACCCGTGTTCCAGTAACAAATTGATACCCATCAACTGCATATCCACGCTGGCCATTGATGTTGGAGAATGCATCTGTCTCAGTAAAATCAATAATGTTTACTGGCAGCTTGCCTTGTGTTCCAAAATTATAAAGTTCTGTTCCGGCACGTATTTCAACAATAGGACGCTTGGCTCGAGTATTGTTGTCAAGCACAGCAACTTGATTGGTGTACTCGGCAGTGGCGTTGATTACATCAATATGGAACCAACGGTTGCTTCGGCTCCAGGCATTACGATCTCGTGCTGAACGATTGATTGTAAGGTAATCCGGCACAAGTGGCGCATTTAAGCTGCCATCATATGCATAAGCATCATACGGAGAGCTGCTGAACGGATCAGTGGCACTGCGAGTATATGTTTCAGGTGTAACAAGTTCGCGTACCGGAATTAATTGAATACCATTGCCGCGTGTGGCGCCGGCAATTCCTGTGGCAGGTAGCGCAGCTCCAACTGGACCTCCGGCGCCGGGGTGGGCCAAGCTTTCGGCCACAGTGTCATAGATATTTTGCTGGTATTCTGCTGCATTATATTCTGAACCTGTTCTCTTTTGATTTTGATAGTAGTGCCAAGGCCCAAAGTATGCTTCGCCGTCAATAAATCCTACGCGGAAATCAATGCCCGGTCCAGAGCCAACACCCTCAACATAGAACGAAAGTGTTTGAAATTCTGGCGGATCAACTAATCCACGCAACTGAATTTTAAGCCCGTTAGTAAACACCACTCCATTAGGGCTGGTGTAAGTACGTGCTCCAATGATCTCATTGATGTCAAGTGGCTCGTTTTGCTCAGGATCCACAAGACGGATACGCCCAAACATCTCTGGCGAAGTGCTGTCTTGGTAGTACAATGTGTCAAGCACAGCGGTCAGCAAGGGCACCTGTTCAAAGTACCCTTGCGCTGTTTTATACCATTGTGTGCTGCTATACTGGGTACCAAACGAAATTTGAAACTTGTCAAAAATTTCAATTGGTCGTGCTGCATTTAATTGCATATACTGTCGACCATCGCCGTCAGTGATGTACTGTATTTGCCACACACAATAACGATTTGCCAAACCTGTGATTACTGTGGCTTGATCAAACGGCAAGCTGTCGTAGCTGCCGGGCCAGTCGTCAAGCGGATCAGGTTCATTAACTGGGGCAGTGCGAACTAGCGGATCAAAGAAGGTGGTCTGAGTCCAATCTTGATCAGTAGGGGTTTGATTGACAAAAATTACAGTGCGCCCATTGAGCCCAGTAATTCCATCAATGCCGCCGGGAAAGCTTGCTTGAAAATCTTCAACATAAACATTGTTTAGATCATAGAAACTTACAGTTGTTGACACCAGGTCAGCATTAGGCACTGTTGATAACGTGTAGTAAAAGTCCTGTGCGGTCTTTAAAGGAACATTAAAGGTTACAGTTCCTGATTGATTACCATTGTTAACTACACCCAGTACATCGCGGCTGGAAATATTTGGCGATGCTGGCAAGCGGCCGTTGACACCGGGTACAGTTTGAATCCAAAATCCATTGCCGGTTTGATTAACATTAAAGTTGTAAGTACCACCGCGTACTAGAGTAACAGATGGGTTATCGTCCCGTAGGCCCGTGAATCGATATGCCTTGGTGTCAAACGTGTCAATTCGCATAACGTCCCAAGAGTACTCTGTGGGATACTGTATTACGCCGATGTTTACGCTATCTGGACCAGCAGGCAACCAGTAATACTGACTGTAGTTTACCAGCTTGTCTAAGTCACAAAACGGATCCCAAGTGTAGTATTCGCTTTCAAACAGCCGATCTTCTAATTGCGTGTTTGCGCCTTCAAGGGCCAGTGCGTCAATCATACCTGGATAGGTGATAGCATCAATGGCACGCTTGGTCTCGGTTTTATAGAAAATAACACCGGGGTCAAGTTGATAGTTTGTTCTTGTTGCCGTTGGTTCAACTACATAATTGTCCGCTGGATTAACACCGGGCCCTACGCGACTACCGACCCAGCCAAACGTCTTTTTAACCGCAGGTTCTTGTGTTAACTGATCTAGTGTTGCTGCAAGAAACTTTTTGTTAGTGTCAGTGCGGAATATTTCTGGTAATAAATCTACAGTTTTGCGTGCCATTATTAATACTCACCTGTTTGGCTAATTGTTGTTGATATTGTAGAACCTGTTACATTAACAGGATACAGACCCGCTACTGGCGTCTGACTGCGGATATTACTCTGTGTGAGTGCTTCGATCACTTCAACATCAGATACAGTGGCTGCGCTCACAAAAATCTCATTGGGAGCTGATCGAATTTCATAGAGATCACCAAACGTCTTTAATGGATTCAGTGGTACTAGTACCACTGAACTCACAATAGAACCCATTTGCTTGTGCAGATATGCAGATAGTTCTGAGAAGAAGAAACTGTCACCAAAATCCCATTTATCAATTGTAAAATAAGAATTAACATTGGCAATAACTTGACTCTTGATTTCGCTTATACTAGCAGTGCTCTTGGCAGCACGGACTACTTTGATAGTTGCACGTAGTTCCGGGGCTGCTTTTGCGCCAAACAATGGTTTAAATACCACACTGTTAAGAACGATATTATCAGATATCATCTTAAAGTCATTTAACCTGCCGTATGCAGTACTGAGATCAGCAATGGTCGGCATAGTCGGCATCGGTACAGTACCAGTGGTATCCTTGATGTAGTTTTGATACGCGGTATAATACTCCTGCACCACCACATAGATATCAATAATATTGGTTGCACCCGGGTCAATTACATTAGTAAGTGCACTGTTATGTCGGTACTGATAGTACAAATCTTGTCTACCGGTACGTGCAATAAAATCAGTACGTTGCGTTAAGGTACGCTGAACAAGACCGTTAACTGTTGCTACTGTTAGTTCATAGAACAATTTTGATGTGGTAGTGTAAAATATTTGACCGTTAACAAATTCACTCTTGACTAACTCAATTGCATCAAGCGTAGCGTACATGGTATTAACAATACCAGACGCCAATGGCAAGTATCTTTCTAGATTATCAAAGTCAGTCACTAGCTGTAAAAATACCAATTTGGTAGTGGGACTAACATTAGGTGCAACTAAGTCGTTAAAAAAGTCTGGGTTGTCTGCTACACCATCCCCGTCACTGTCAGTAAAACTTACAACAACTTGATAGTCATTAACAAACCCATCACTTTCAATTGGTTGTGCAATGATATCCATTGTGACGTCAGACGGTAACGGTAGATTTGAATCTGGCCGACTATTGCTCTTGAGAGCCCGCACAAAGTCATTGATGACTAGCCCGGTCTTGGGATCATATACTTTTTCACTACCATCAAAGAAGAAGCGTGTCTCAATAACACTAGCAAAGAAGTAATCAAGCCCACGGCTAATTACGGTGTACTTGGCTCCATTTGTGGTAAACTGGACTAACCAAGAAGCATCAAGATTTAATCCTGCTGTATTCTGAGCATTAACCAGGCTAAATGCCGAGTCAGTTGCTAAGTTTGTGCTGGTGATGAGATACCAGGTTGCATTGAGGTAATCATACCCGAGTCCAAAATTACGTGCTAGTTCAACTTGTTGCAGTATTTGTTGTTTCAGTGCAGTAGGAAGTACATCAACAAACTTAGGAATAACTTCTAGTGCTAGTGCACCAGCCGGTACAAAATTGTTTAGTGCAACAGGACCTATTCCGTCAGGCAAGTTACCTAACCCTTGTGCAGTGCCATCTAACACAACTGCAATTACTGTTGCCCAGATAACTATCTTGTCGCCAGGAGCAGTAGGTGTTCCAGCAACCAACCGATTGTTACTGTTAAAATAATAACCAGCAGGCGGACCAAACTTGATCAAGCTACCTTGTGTAAGATATTTGCAATTGTTTGTGGTATAGATGCCAATTGGTTGCGGTAACCCTTTGTTATCTTTAAAGTAACCAGTGGTTTGATTGACCACAGTTGTGGTTTGTTGCCAAGATGTGCTTAGTACAGCAAGATTGGGTCTTGGAAAGTTAGTCGGATTATAGTAAAACTGTAAGATGCTTCGGTTGCCTAGCAATGGTTCAACTGTTTGTGTAAGAACATCCACGATGTCATTGACATTTAACCAATCAAATTGAAAGCTTGGCAATACATTTTCGCGGTATAACACTCCGTCGCTGCCAAAAATATTGGTACTAGAGTATTTGCCTGTAACGTCAGTTAAGTCAGTATAGCGGCTGGTGCCAGTTGAACTGCGTGCAACTGCCTTGCTCTTGAGCAGAGAGTTATACTGTGTGAATGGGAAGTTGTTGTAGTCCTCGCCATTCACCATACGGTTCTGAGTGTAGTAACGTGCAGGTGCACGTTGCTTGATCTCGTCAATTGTTTCGCGACTCTGTGCATTACTAACCGGAGTGGTAATGCCGCAATTAAATGTAAGTGTTTCCAGGCGTCCATAGCGGCTAACATAACTCACCTGGATTGCCACAGACTGCATTTCTTCAGGATTGATAACATACTCAAGCCCGTTGCTGGCACGAACATACGCACGGAATATCCCGACTGGAATTTCCGCAAATACGCCGTCGCCGAATGTTAGTGTGATCTGATCGTTAGCTCTGCTGGTAATGCTGTAAGTTTTCCGTTGATCCGGGGCCAACTGATTAACTGCGGCTGTATATGTGTTTTGCACATACAGCCACTCACTAGCAATACTGCCCAAGCCGTCTAGCTTGTACAGCCAATGGTCCTGATCGTTACAGCCTTCGATGTTGATGTTTACTGTGCGATTAGGCAATGCTTCGGCCAAGTTGAAGTCTTGGTTTTGTAACACGCCTTGCTTGAACAGAAAGAAAAACCCGGTATTGTTGCTGCCAAAACCTAATTGGTCATTTCGGTACAGCATATTAAATGCGCCGCTGGGTTTTGGAGCCGGTTCGTATACATAGTCTTTGCCTTGCGAGGTTCCACTCACTGCTGCAAATGGCATAGTGATACCATCGACGCTGGAAGTGTAGGGCACAACTGGCAAAAAGCCCGGTACAAGATTAATAGTGTACTCGTCTGTTCGAATTCCCAACAGAGTTTGATCATTAGCAGGACGGCCAAACTTTTGACTGTCAACAAGCGAAGCATTGACAATAGAGATAAACTGCTCAAACCAATTTGGATTAGTTGGATCGTTCCAGTTGATAGTTAAGTTGCTGAGATTTACGCCGTTATAATCAATTACGCTTTCGCTAGTTGAAACTGAAAATACTTTAAGAAATCCCTGTGCTGCCTGATTGCGTTTGGGTGTATAGCTGACCAGATTAGCCAGGCGAACTACACTGTCACGCCGCTCGGCTGTGTCTAAGAAGTTTTCGCGAGCGTTTAAGTCATTGCGGAATGCCAGCGACTGGCCCATAAATGCCATAACATCCAGTAGCGCAACAAATTCCGATGATTCGACATAGTCGTTGAATGTTTCTGGATAATAAAGTCGCAGATAATCTATGAAACTTTTTCGTAATGTCTCAAAGTCGTAACTTTGAAAATCGGCTTCGCGATAGGTCTGATATAATCTCTTCCAGTCCTCTACGCCGAATATAGCAGTTTGTCGTGCAGTCTTAGCCATGGTCGCCCGTCTGTTTAAGTATTTATGGTTATCAAAACCATGCAGTTTTAGACGTAGCTGGCTCGTCGGGTCTCTTGATTAAAGAATATAGACAACAGTTCTGTGGTTTGATTTGGCACCAGCTGTACCAAAACCTCAATTAACATACCGTTTTCCTGAGGATATAAATTAGCACTGGCAATATAAATCCTAGGGTCTTGCCCGGCAACACGCTGTATTTCAGCAAGGATAGCAGCTTCAGTATCTGCTGTTTGATTCTCAAACATGTAATGCCAAATTGTAGTGCCATAGGCCGGACGACCCGGTAGTTCACCCTGTTGGATATTGAATGCGTTTGAAAGATCCCGCTTGATCAATGCAAAATCCAACAGTGTGAATTTTTTGTATTGATTGATAGTACTAAATCCAATGAATGTAGACATGCCGATATTTATTATAGAAAACGCCGAGCAATTGGGCCAAACACAATTGCCGGGATTTTTGGATCACCTAATATTGATTTAGCTGCTGCGTCAACACTGGCCCTGTCCACAGTGCCCACAATTCCTGCTGGGTTAAAGGCTGCCTTGGCTGCTGCTTCTGCGCCACCAAGTAAACCACCTAGTCCTCCAACAATCCCCCCTAGACTACTTCCTAAGCTACCAATTGCACCTGACAATGCACTATTGAGCTGACCTGTTAACGCAGCAGCCGGATTCCCGAGTGCTCCTGTAATTTTTCCACCGATGCCGCCTAGTGCACCTTGTAACTGTCCAGTAATGCTGCCAACTGCACCTGATGTGCTACCTAGGCTACTTAACGCACTAGCAGCGCCGCCTAATGCGCTCGAAGCGGCACTACTAAGTGCTCCGGTAACGCTACCCAATGCCCCCGAGGCTGCACTACTTAACGCTCCAGTAGCACCGCTTAATGCACTTGAAGCAGCGCCACTAAGGGCCCCGGCTGCGCTGGTAATAGAACCTCCTAGTATACTAGTGGCCTGAGTAGGTAAACTACCAAGACCAGGAATTTTGTTTAGCATAGCAGGTGCATTAGCCAAGTCTGTTATGGTCTTAAGGGCCGGGTTGTCTGCCAGTGCCGGAATTTTTGTAAGGCTCGCAACACTGCCGATCCCTGGTAACGAGTTTAATTGATTGGTAACCAAGTTGACTGCTTGCTGGCCGCTCTTGGCAACATCATTAATCTGCCCCACAAGAGCTGCAGGAGCTTTACCCGCTGCCCAAGCTGCTACGTCAGTCGCACCAAACTTACTTGCTGCTTGCACTAACCCGCCCAAGTTCTTTGCTGATTCTAGGCCGTTGACTACACCGAGTTTTTTCAACTGCGACATCCCGGCATTCATAATGTTTTGTTGTGCTTCGCTTTGAAGCTTAGAGTTAGTAACAAATCCGCCCAGGTCAGAAACTCCGTTTTTACCAGTCCACATCGAGGGACTAGCAAGTAAGCTTTGTAATTTTTCTGGGTCGACCCCGGCACTAAAATATGTTGCTACAGTTCCGGGTTTTAAAAATCCCTGCTGCTCAAGCTGACTTGGGCTTAATCCGTATGTGCCTATTCCAGCTGCTAGTGGTGAGGTGCCAGTAGGCAGCAATGATCGTGCTGTTGCGGTAAGAGATTGGGCCTGTGCTAACAGTCCTGTAACTTGCGAAGTATTCAACGATCCAATCGAGATACTGGCCACACCTTGCTTTAACACATCTGACGCAGACACAGCTTGTTGAATTGGCACTGTGGCTAATCCTGCTATTGTAGCAGCAGTCTGTGTTCCTATAGCAGACAGCCCTTTTAATGCTTGCCCGGGACCAATTGCGTTTAATGTTCCGGCGTTGAGCTGGCGCTCGTACACTGTCTTTGCCTGATCAGGGGTTGTGTCGTTTGGCACCGTGACGGTATAGTTAGCACCGTTTGAATCTGTAAAATTAAAATCTTTCATTGTGGTTTAGAATCCTGAGTGAGATTAAGTTTTTTTATTACAAAATCAGCAAATATATCGCTATTGTTTGGATCATAATGAAATCTTGCATTACCTTTGCCAGTAAGTAATCTATAATTAAATTCAGTACTGTATACTGTATTTTCTGACGGTAACCAATTGATATTTTTCTCGCATGCTCCGGCAAATAACGGATGAACAAATATTATAAACGGAATTCCACTTTGTTGCAGACGGCGGCAAGCATCACTAATAATCCAACAATCTTGTTGTTGTTTTACATTTGAATCATATAGATTTAACATGTATAGTTTTAGTGCAGTTATTTGTTCATCATTTAATTTATAAAAATCATTAACTTTGGCTTCAGGAAAAGCCAAATTATTCAGTGATTCGCTAATAGTAGTAGGGTCTGTTAAAAATTCATGTTTACTAGACAAATCAGGATGTGGTCTATATTGTATGTTTGAAAGACCACGATAAAGTTTGTACCCGCGCCTCTGAATTTTAAACCAGTCGGCCCAATTAAATCTTTTTCTGTACCAGGCAGATTGCTCTTCATTAACAGAATTTAAAATTGGTATTTCAACCCGGTCCCAAGTGTCAGGTCCAACTACTACATAATCCACACCAAGTTCAATAGCTTTATCAATCTGAAGAGCTATAGTAAAATTGCTGCACCCTCCACGGGCTAGACTTACTAACTCAAGCCCTACTTTTTTTGCAAGTTTTTCTCCAAAGCTCAGTCTTGGAAATTTTAAATCAGAGGTAAACCAACTGGCTCCGCAGATTGCTATTTTTTTACGAGTAGTCATTATGCTACAGTTGCCTCTTCTGTTACGGTAGTATCCGGCGGTACTTCTTCAGTTACTACATCGTTAGCGGCTGTGTCCGCTTCCACAGGTGCAACTCCTCGATTGTGATACGGATACGGCTCGTGTGTGGGTGCCCGAGTCACAGAACTTATCAGTGTGCCGGGCTCAACTTTCCAGCCTTCGTTAGCAACAAATTTTACATCAGGCAATTCCTTATCGTCAATCTTGACTCCAGGAAGCACATTAGGCGGGGCACCGGAGTTAAGTCCAATTGTAGTGCCCTTGAAGTTTAATGTGCTTTCAGAATTCCATCCCCCAACACCGGCTGACTTTAGTGCCAGTGCGCCGGACGAATTGATGCTGACTGTGTTGGTTCCATCAAGTATCAGCTTGTTAGTGGCAACCAAGTTCATGGCAGTGGCGGTCAGCTTGACGTTGACACTTTTCAAGTTGATGTTCTTTCCGGCATACATGTTGATGTCGTCGTCGGCGTGGAGATTAATTGTGCCTTTTGTTCTTACATTGACTGAGTTAGTTGAGAATACATCCACGGTGCCCTCTGACCCTAGTTCAATCCAGGACTGCCCGTTGGCATGTGTTATATAGAAACAATCGCCATCATCACTCATGGTAATCTGATGGCCTTTGCTGGTACGAATACGTACCAAGTTGTCGTATCCGTCAATGTCACCATCGTCCATGATAACGCTGTGGCCTCCTCGACGACCAATCACATTTAAATTCGCAAGAGTAACCTGACCTGACGCTAGCTGTTGTTGAAGTTGTTCATCAGTGAACCCACCTTGATAGATTGCACGACCCGGTGTTGAAACTCCATAAACCGAGCTAGGGCTTTCTCGCTGGCTGCTGGATGTGATGGGACCGCGGATAACATCATCGATCAGTCCTTGCTGTAACATGATAGCAGCCACGTAAGAATGTATTGGTTTGGGTGCATCAAAAAATCGCGGGCTTTC